TGCTGGTCCGAAGCCATGAAGCCGCCCGAGCCGGTCCAAGGGCCGACCCAGACCTTGATGCGGGGATTGTGGCGGTAGAAGAAGTTGATGAACTCCTTGATTTTAGCCTCGACAGCGACGGACGGGCCCTTCAGGGACTTGGTTGTGCGCTGCATGTTGGCATCGAGCACGGCGAAATCCCGCGTCACGGTCTTGCAGCGGTCAAGGTCGAGGTTCACGGCCCCGTTGTACACCCAGCCCGCCACCTCGCCGTCTTCCTCTTCCACGGTGATGCGGTTGGACTGCCAGGGCACGCGCATATCGGTAAGGGGGAGGTTGTTGTCGGCTCCCTCAATCATGCAGAACATCGCATGGTCGTTTTTCTTGTAGCCCCACGTCGGGTCGTCCATCTTACCGGCCCCGAAGGTCATAGGCCCCTGGAAGACCGGCGCGGGCTCGTTGTCGGCCTGGGTGAAGTACAGGAAGAGCTCCTGGTACTTCGCCACCCTCGCCTTGCTGTTCTGCTGCTGGATGGACGTAGCGCCCACGACGGCCCGGTGAAGGTCGTTATACAGGCGGCAGCTGCCCATGAGGTGCGACTGCATGGAGGATGCGTAGTTGATTTTGCCGACGAGCTTCGTGGCATAGGGCACGCCCGGGACGCTCTGGTACTGCGCACCGCGATACATGCCGTTCCCGTCAATCCAGCCGTCCACGACCTCGGCATAGCCGGGGTGCTCTTCGCTCTCGGTCCAGCCGGTCACGTCCTGATGGATTTTGTCGATGGCGACAAGGATGGTGTCGGTCACGTCCTTGAGCTTCGTCTGGATATTGGAGTAGTAGTAAGTATTGGCGGTCGAGCCCTGACGCGAAGCCTTCAGGCTCTTGGTCTCCTGGCAGATGGTCCCGGAGTGTTCGGGTATTTCGTGACCGCTCTCGTCGTACACGTGAACCTCCCACCAGCCGGACTGCTTGGCGGTCAGCTCGTGGTAAGGCTGGACACCGTGCCAGATGAGGACGTTCACGCCCTTCTGCTTACACAGGTCGGCGCTCACAAGGCTGTTCGGGCCGAGGATGGCGTTGGCGCTGCGGAAGTCGTTCTTTTCCTGCGCCGTCGGCAGGGTAGCCACATAGTCGTTGAGCACGTCGGCGCTGGTGAGGGCTCCGTTGTTGCCCTTATAGACGCGGATGCCGTAGATGTCGATATCGGCGGCGTGCTGGCCGATGACGATGTTTCCGCCATTGCGCCACCACTGCCCGGCCTCAGTCTCAAAGACGAACTCGCGGTTAATAATTCCGTTGATAAACACACGGCACAGGGGCATGGCGCTGCCGCCTGCGGCCCCGGCGCGAAGCTGGGAAACGATGTTGATGGCGATGCGCACGCGCTCATCTTCCTGCCAGCGGAAATCCTGCGATTCCTCTGTGACCTTGGTCGCGGTCATTACCGCACCGACCAGCGGCTTCATCTTCAATCCGATGTAACCGGCGGCGCTGGCGTAGTTCTCAAGGGCCGTGATGCAGGGCGTATCCTCGTCGGTGATGTTGCGCACCTTCAGGTCCAGCTCAAGGGTGACGTTGGAGTTCGGATTACCGTTGAACGAATCCAGCCAGTCGTAGCCGAACGTCACTTTCTGGCCCGCCAGAAGACGCAGGACACGCTGGCCGTCCTCCGCTTCCAGCCAGCCGTCGGTAAGCCACGAGAGGCCCTCGAAAGTGGCCGTTACGCCGTCGATGGTCTCCACGTTGTCAGTACCGCCGGCATTCTTCGCGGAATTGTTGCGGGTCTTGGGATTCAGGACCCAATCGGCCCCGCCGGTGGGCGCGAACTTGTCGCTGTTATCCACGGTGATGGCCGTGCGGCTCCCGCTCTGCACGCCGTCCACGATGACGGAAAGGTAGGCGTACAGCGTATCGTTCACGCTGTCCTCAATCTCCACGGTGGCGTTCTGGGCGTAGGACGTGCCCGGGACGGCCAGAATGGTCTCATCCATATAGACCTCGTTCCCGTTGTAGTCGGTGAGCTTGAAGCGCACGGGGACGGTCTCGCGCCCGGGGGCATAGACGGACCACGAGAAGAACTGCACCGGCACGTAGTTCTGCACGGAGGTGCGCAGGTTCTCGATGAGCACAACAGGGTCGATGCTCGTACCGGCATCCACCACCACCTGATTGACGACATGCTCGCTCTCGATGGTGCCGCCGGACCCACCGGCCGAGCAGGTAAGCCACGCCTCGATGGTCTTCACACCGGCGGTAAGGAGGCCGTAGATATCGCTGTCATCGTCGGCCTGCCCGCGCCACGTCTGTAGCTCGCTGGTGTATTCGTTGGCCCCGATGTTGAAAGTCTTGGTATAGGTTCCCCTGCTGCCGACGATGCTCACGTGCAGCTGTCTGGCGACGGAGCCTGTGAGGATATAGGCGAGCGGCAGGGCCGTCACCTGCGTAGCGTCGATGGCCGTGGAGTAGTCAAGGGCGAACTCCAGCGTCAGGGTCGTGTAGATGATGTTGCTCCACGTAATCCAGGCGCTCGTCGCGGTGGAAAGGATATTGCCCTGCTCGTCGGTGACGGCAAAGCTGGCCCGGACGCGAATCTGCTGCGGGTTGGTGTTGGAGAAATACTTTCCGATGTCGAAGGTATCATACACCGTGTCGTTGGTTTCCCGGGACGTGATGGAATCCGTGCCCACTGTCTCCCAGGTGGAGCCGCCGTCAACGGAGCGCTGGAAGGTCAGGATGCCGGATATACCGGCGTTGACGAGCGTGCCGTTGTCGTTCTGGATGGAAGAGAAACGCAGGCCGGTGAGGTGACGCTTCTCGACAGAGACAATCTGGTTAGAGACGGTCTCCGAGCACACGAGGCGGGCCGAATAGGTAACGCCGTGTTCCGTGCTGATGGGGATGGCGATGTCCTGGAGCAGCTTGCTGGCGTGGGTCGTGGGGTTCTCTACGTAGCTGTCATAATCCGCTTCCGTGGCGAAGCACCAGATATGATAAAACCCATCCTGCTGTTTGGCTTGCGGGATGGTGATATATCCGAACTTGGTGCCGAAGGTCGCCTTGATGAACTCCTCTACCGCGTCGCCGGAGAAAGGCAGGTTGTTGGCCGGGTCATTCTTCCAGCTCTGGGACATTGATGTGATGCTGTTGGGGCTTGTTCTTGCCATATAGTTGTGATTTAGTAGGGTTCTAAATTCCTTTCCAAGGGTCATCGCCCAGCCAAGGGCGTTCGCCTATCCATGCGCCGGAGCCGAAACAGGAACGTATCGCCTGCCATACGAGACTGGCACCGCGATACATCTCCTGAACGGACCAGATTTCGCCGTTCGGACGGACCTTGTAGCGGGCCGTCATTTCCTTATTTGCACCACGGAACCTCATTGGCTGACAACCTCATAGATGTTGTACGTCTTGTTGGGGTCCTTGGTGGTGAGGGCTTCCCACTCGTTTTCCGTCAGCCAGACTTCATCCATGCCCAGATTTGCAAGCCAGGCCGCGTATTCCTGCTCCGTGCCCTGATATCCCCCTTCCACGGCCAGCTCGTAGGCGCTCTTGCCGTCGGCGGGAAGGTATATCTTGGTGTAGATGGTCGAGGTGCTGTTGTTGGTGTAGGTGATGACCGTGCGGGACCAGAGCCATTTGCCAGCCTCCAGCGTGGGGATATTCTCGGACCACGACGCGGGGGCGGTCTCCTGGGCATCGCTCAGGCCGTAGGTGACGACAGAAGTGGACACGCCGATACCATTGGCTCCATCCGCTCCGTCACGGCCATCTTGACCGTCGCGCCCGTCTGCACCCTTCAGGGCGGCGAGCTGTGCGGGCGTGAAGTCCGCATAAGTGAACGCAGGGCCGACAGGGCCACGCGATGCCTGCCCGGAATCCAGATAACCGCCGGAACTCATGGACCAGATATACCAGTGCCCGTTTGAGCCTATGTAAGGAGCCTTGGTGATGGCATTCAGAGGGACCTTCACCGAACGACCGTTGGCATCCGTGGCGATGGTATAAAGGCCCTCGTAGGTCGTTGCGGCGGGCAGCTCCGATATTTTGATTTGTTCTAATTCGTCGGCCATAATCGTAGGGGTTTAGAGAGCTGGGAGAATCGGTATCAGTTTCCCGTCCTCGGTGATGACGAAGCCGCCATCCTCAGTTGCGAGAAAAAAACTTGCGCTGCCTTCCTCCTCGAACAGCGTAAGTGTTAAGTTGAACGAAATCCATATTGAATTGTCCTGATACAGGAACTCATCTATAGCCTGGCACTTGTAAAAGCACTTGAACGTCTTCCCGAGCGCCCGGATGGTGATTGACCTCGCCCCGGCCAGCGTGGGGTCGGCGGGGGATTCTGCGGTCTTTGTCAGGAAATAGAGCAGGGCATCGTAGTTCCTCCAGACGTTCGCCTTTGCGCCGTCCATCTGGCAGTTCAGGGTGATATCGCGGCCCTTATAGGTGACGGACCCGCGAGCCTTGCTGCGCTTCCAGTTGGCAGAAACACCCTCCACGGTCCCGCCGATGGTCTCGTACTCTTCGCTGTCGAAGCTGTTGTCGGCATCGTTCAGCAGGGGGTTTTCGTCGTATTTCGCACCGCTGATGACAGAGGATTTGCGGATAAGCAGCGGCTTCACGTCTGCGCCCTTGATAACGGAGCTGATGGTGCCCTGGGTGATTCTTACACCGAAATCCGAGAAGGTCATACCGTCGATGACATACTCATTATTCTGGGGGAGCGAAGAGGACGGCGCGGCATAGACATAGCCCTCCAGCGGGATATCCGCTGCGAACTGGACCTGAAGGATATGGAACGTCCGGGCGTACTTGACGCTTGGCATGGACAGAAGACGGAGGGTGAGCGTGCGCCCGACCTCGAACTCAAACAGGTGCGTAGGCTTTGACCCGAGAAGGGCGTAGAAGGTATCTATCTGGCCGACGTTCCCCTTCAGGATGAAGTTCAGGGCGAGGTTGCGGGATTCAAGCAGGGGATTGGAAAGGTCCGGCTCATAGCCGTTCATTTCCTGCCAGTCGTTGCCATCCACGGACTTCATTTCGGGCCACTGGATGAGGGACTTGTAAGAATCCTCCCCCAAGGTGACACTGTATGCGGTCCTGATGTTTACTCCATCAATGATTATATCGTCTGTCATAGCGCTTTAACTCCCCTGTCGATAATGGTTCCTACGTTGCTCTTGATATGACCCGCCAGCGTCCTGACCTCGGCAAGCGTCTCGCGCATGTCTGCGGTATCGGAATGTATGCCCTGCACGTGCTCCAGGAGCGCCGCCGTCTGGGCTATCATCTGGTGGTGCTGCTCGCGCATGGCGCGGACATTTTCGTTTATCTCGAAGGTGTGGCCCTGTATGGTGGTAAGGCGGGCGTTGCTCTCATCTACGGAATCCTGCGAGGCTCCGAGGGCCGCTTTGGTCTGTGCGGTGCGCTGGTCGCTCTGCCAGGCATCATACCCAAGGCCGCGAAGGGAGCTCTGCACGTCGGACATCGCCTCGTTGTACTGCTCCAGCCGCTTCTGGTATTCCTGCTCCATCCAGATAAGGTCATCGACGATATCTTCATCACCGCCAACGCCGAAAGACTTCATCATCCTGTCCTCCAACTCGTCGAACATCGCGCCCATCGTGGAAGAGAAAACAAGCTGCTCCATGATATCCTCGATGGTGCTGGTCATCTTGCCGTGGAAGTCGTCGATGGCATCGTAGAGGTCTCCGTTACGGAACGCCGCCACGAGGGAATCGGCCAGCTGGTTTCCTATGTCGCCGGAGAGCTCCGCGAAATTGTCGCGCATCTGCTGCTCTGCCTCGCGGGCCTTATCCGCTATCTCTTCCCAATTATCCACCAGTTGCTTCGTGGCATCGTCCAGCTTGTCATAGTCAGCAAGGATTTTCTCGTTCAGCTCGAAGTTCTCATCGTAAATCTGGCCGTAGTGCTGCAAAAGGTTCTCGAATACCGGGACCTCCTTCATACCGGCGAACAGGCCCGTAAGTCCACCTACGACGGCTCCGATGGCAGTACCGATGACCGTACCGATACCAGCCGCCCAGCCGCCGACGGCCGTGCCGATGGCCGCGCCGATACCGGCACCTGCGGCCACGCCCTTGCCGACGTTCTCCCAATCAACGGCTTTCTTCGTCCCGGTCTGGACCTGACCGCCTGCGAGCTGTCCCGCAGTCTCGCGCAGGGTCTCCATAGCGGCCTGGTACTGGGTTGCGCCGTCGATGGCTTTCTTGTAGGGATTCTCCACGCCGAAGATGTTCTGCTGCTTGTAGTCGAGCGCTTCGAGCTTCAGCATACGGTACTTGTGGGCGCACTTCTCGATAGTGAGGTTCCATTCCTCCTGAATCTCCTTGTTTTCGGCAATCTGGTTGCCCACCATAGAAATGAGCGCCACGGTGGAGGATATGCCGGCGGCGATGACAGAGCCAGCATCCCCGGAGCCGGATGCGGTGAAGGAAGCCTTGATGTTCTCCGTGTTGCTCGCCAGACCGGACAGGGCCTTGCCAATCTCCCCGATGGTGCCACCGAAGCCTTGCATCGCAGAGCCGAGCTCCTTGAAGGCGCTGGAAACCTCGTCCAGACCGTCACCGATGGCGGCGAGGGCCCCGGCAATCTTCCCGCTGGCGAGGGCCGCGTCCGATTCAGCCGTAGCGCTGTCGGATTTCAGGGCGACATCAAGCTCATCGCGGGCCTGCCCAAGTCCCTTGAACCCGGACACGACCTTTCCGAAGCCCCAGCCGTCGCCCATCTGGACCTTCAGCTGGTTCTGGAGCTGCGCAATGAGTGCGGTGTAAGCCTCGATATCGCCGCTATCCTTCGCCTCCTTGATGGCTTTCTGCGTCTCTTCGATTGCCTTGGCGAGCTGGGATTTCGACAGGGTTTCTGCCTGGGAGAAGATGAGCGCATAGACAGCGGAATACTTCTGCATCGCCTGATAGAGCTGCTGATGCAGTTCGGCACCGAGGCGGGCGACCTCGTTTTCATCCCCCTGCGCTTTGGCAAGGTTGATTTTGGCCTCATAGACGTTGTTGATGGCCTTCGTGAGGCTGTCGAGGTTCTGGAACTGGTCGAAGTTGCCGAAATCGAACTCTGCCAGTTCAACGGCATTCATCGCGGCCTTGATACCCTTTGCGGATTCATCGACAAGGGCCAGCTCTGCGTCCAACTTCGCCTTCAGGGCGGCGCGGCGCTCGTCCTTGGTGCCATACTTGTCGTAATGCTCAAAGTCGAACTCCGCAAGCTCCAGGTCTCCCTTGGCGCGTTCAATATCCCGCTTGCCCTCTTCGATGGTGGCAACCCGGGCAGCAATCTGCTTGGCAAGGGCCTCGCGCACGGCATCGTGCTCGCCATAGTCCTTGATATCCTCATATTCGAGGGTGGCGACGGCAAGGTCCCGCTCGGCCTCGGCGATGGAGACGGCGCGGGTGTCGCCCGTCCCCTCGGCGGCTTTCTTCAGGGCATCAATGGACTTCTGCCAGTCCTCCATAAGGAGACGGCGGCGCTCTTCCAGCGTGCCGTACTTATTGAGCAAATCCGCCTGCGCATGGGCGAAAGCCTCGTTTGCAAGACGCTCCTGCTCATCGAACATATCTGCATATTCTTTGGGGAGGGTCTTGATGGTGGTCTTGAAGTCGTACTCCTTTCGGTCGGGATTGGCGGCAAGCCAGACGGCCTTCTGGTTATCCTGCAACTGCTTGAGCGTATCTTCGCGGTTGCGGCGAATCTGCTCCATCTCCTTGTCGTGGTCCAGCTGGCTTTCCGCAAGGGATTTCGCAGTACCGTCGGCCATCGCCTTGATGGACGCGGCCCTGATTTCGTTCTGCTGGTCTATCCGCTTGCGCTCAAGGGTAAGCTCCTGCTTCTGCTGGGTCTCCCTGCGGCGGTAGGCGGCTTGGCGCTGCTTGTCGGTCAGGTCGGTGTCCGATGTCTCGGTGCCTCCAAGGGATTTGAGGGCGGTTTCGATGAGCTCGGTGCTCTGGAAGTCGAAGGTGAACAGGTCCCCGAACTTGATTACACCCTTCTTCTGCTCCTTGATGGCCTTTGCGAGCTCGGCCTTGATAAGCTCCAGCTCGGTCTTGGAACGCCCGGCCACCTGCGTATTGAAGCGGTTGAGGTCATCATAGAAGCCGGTGACGCGGCGCTCCAGCTCCACGTTGGTCTCTACAAGATTGTCGATATCCTGAATGAGCTGGTTATACTCATTGACGGCGCGGGTGCGCTCTTTCTCGGATATCGTGATGGTCTGCTCGTAGCCCGGGTGATATAGCCCCGTCTTTACATCGGTCCAGGCATCGACATAGCGGGTGCGGGTGGTGTTATTGATGGTCTCCTGAAGCTGGGCCTTTTTCTGCTGGAGTTCGGTCAGCTTCTTGCTGTTCTGCTCCAGCTGAAGGGCGGCGGCATTGCGGAGGGTGAGCTTGGTTTCCTCGTTGTACTGGCGTGCGGCCTCCGTGCTGGCCTTGATGCGGCCGGTCACGGTGTCGATACCGTCCACGGCATTGGGGACGATATCAATAATCTTCTGGGCTGTCTCCGCAAGGCGGGAGTTCTCATCATTGTACTTGGCCGTCAGGTCGGTGAGCTTCTTCTCTTGGTCGGCGGTCCTGGCCCCGGTCTGCTGAAGTTCTTCCATTTCCCCCTTGGTCTTCTCGACAGAGGCAGAGAGCTTTTCGTGGCGGGCGATGAGGGAGGACAGCACCTTGCCGGAATCGTCGTACTGCTTGATGATATCCTGCGATTCCTCCACCAGCTCGCTGGCGGTCTTGGTCTGCTTCTGGAGCAAGACGACGGCAGAAATGAACGTCGCAAGGGCCGTGGCCGCAAGGACGTAGGGATTCTTCATTATCGTGGCGTTGAGCTTCTTCTGGGCCTTCTCGACCATGAGCAGCCACATGTATTCGGCTTTCTCCGCAGCAATGGTAAGGCCCTTCGTGGCAAGGTTCGCTTTCTCCACCACGGAGGTGACGGCCAGAGCGGCCCTGTAGGTACCATAGACGGCCACCAGAGCGCCTATCCACTTGACATAGGTCTTGTAGTTATCCACAATCCTGTCAATGGCTTCTATGGCCTGCTGCATCGGGCCCTGAAGGGCTTCGCCAATCTCGTTGAACATCAGGGTGAGGTCATCCTGTAGCTGGCCCCAGGACATCGAGAGGTTGGGCATCATCTTCTCCATGATACCGGCGAACATACCTCCCTCCTGGGTGACGTGGTTCAGGGCAGCGTCAAGCTGCTGGAAGGATATGTTTGTGCGGTCCACGGTCTGCCCCATTTCTTTGAGGACATCGGTCAGTACCAGACCACGGGAGGCCCACTGCTGGATTGAACGGGCATCGAGCTTGCCGACGTTCTTCGCTTTGTTGTAGAGCTGGACCAAATCCATGAGCGGCTGGCGGGTGGCCGTCGCCACGTTGGAGAGCTTGTCGATGATGGGAATGACATTGTTCACATCATTGCCAAAGGCAAGGAGCTGCTTCGAGGCAGCGGCCAGCTCGTCGAACTCGAACGTATTGTACCACGCATAATCCTTCAGCTTTTCGGTGAACTTGGAAGCCTTTTCGGCGCTGCCGAGAAAGATTTCCATAGCGCTCTCGATATCCTGAAAGTATTCGCGTGTCTGCTTGACCTTGGAAACGAATGCGGTGAGACCGCCGATTGTGAGGAACCCGCGCAGCTTGCGCTGGATGCCGTCGAGGGTAGAAGAAAGGCCGGAGAAAGAGCGGTCAATCGCTTTCCCCGTGGCTTCTGCGTCCTGCTGGGTCTTTTTGAACCCCTCGGATATCTGGGCGAATACCTTCCGTAGTTCCGAATACTCGCCGTCTATGACAACATGCAGTCTTCCGTCATCCATAATTTATCCTAATAATCTGTCAAGGAGGGCATCGTTAGCAGGGTCGTCGGCCTTGATTACCCGTTTCTTCGGAGCGCCCCCGTCCGTTTTTTTATCGTGGTCATAGGTCGGAAGGACTGCACACAACAGCATCAGGTTCTTATAGCTGTGCTCGTACAGGACTTCATCGAACGTGAGGTTAAAGGATTTTACAACGCCCGCTATGACCGCCCAGATGCTGTCGTTTCCTCCACTTTCGTCGGCGCTGTCAGGTTTACCTCTCTTAGGAAAGTGGAAAGCTCGAAAAAATCCTCAAGGTTCGAGGCATCGACAAGGTGAGCGACAATCCGCGAGACATCGGAGCTGTTGCAGTCCAGCAGGATTTCATCGGCAAGAGCCCTCACCGGGTCCGGCTTAAACAGGCGCTGCAAAAGAGAGCGCCGGCCCATTTCCTTGACCGCCTTTGCCCCAATGATGAAGATGGCGCAGATGCGGGCAATCTTGCGCCCCTGCCTGACGTTGCGGAAGATGGCGGCGACATCTTCCTTCGATTCTATTTCCGGAAGGTCAGCGATAAGTTCGGAGACCATCACCAATGTGCCAAGTGTCGGGGCTGGGGCCTCATAGACCTTCGCCCCGACCTTGACCTGTATTGTTCTTTCAAGAAGGGCATCCGCTACCTTCTTTTCGGTTTTCTTGGACATAGATTTTCAAATTAGACTGTCCCTCCGGCTGGAATCGAACCAGCGACGTAAGCGTCAAATTCACCAAAACTGCTCTGCTCTACCGTCTGAACTACGAAGGGAGATTGCCGGGGATTTTCAGTACCGCCCCGGCTGCGGTACGGGTTTGGGTTTAGGCTTAGGAGCTGTCGCCATCGCCGCTGCCGGAGCCGGAGCCACCGCCAGAAATGGTGCCGATGTCGACGAAAGCATTGGCAGAACCGAAGTCCTTGCCCTTCGCCTGGAAGGTGAAGACACCGGCGGTCTCCGTCACCTTGATGACACCGCGCTTGATGGCCTTGCCGCTGGTCGGCTTCAGCGCGTCGTGGGTGTACTTGTAGATGACACCATCTGCGGCGTTGCCGGAATCCTCCACGGAAACGGCGCTCTTCTCCATGTAGAAGCCCTTGGCGTTCGGGTCCTCGGGGACGAGGATGAAGCCGTAGATGTCGGTGACAACGCCATCGTCGTGGTCGATTACCATCTCACGCTCGGCGGCTTCGCGGATGCTGTACTCGTGAGCGTACTTGCTCTTCTTGTAGCGAAGAGCCTCGGGGATGCCTTCCTCAGTGTTGGCCTCTACCTTTTCGCCCTTCGTGGGGGTCGTCTGCACGGAGCTCTCCACGCAATCGGGCAGCTTTTTCCAGGGGCCGTTCTGGGTCAGGTTCCTGACATACTGACCGGGGTTTCCCCACGCGAGGGTCAGTCCAGATGTGATAGTTTCAGACATGATGTTACGGAATTAGATTGTGAATAACTATTCTTCGGAACAGCGTTTCAGTTCGACCGTGTTGCTGATTACGTGGAACGGGATTTCTCCCTCCTTGGCATAAATCCGCTGCTTCTTGAGCCTCATCTTGTAGGTGTCGAAAGCATCGGACCGCAAGAGCGACAGACACATGGGGGCGAGCTCCCGGAGCCGGGGGTCGTTCTCTATCATGTCGTTCTGCCTCGGGATATCCGGGACAAACACCTTGACGCTGACGGCAAAGACCTGTATCTGGTCGGTATCGCTGGCCGTGATGGAGATAACGATATCCTCAACCTTCGAGTTGGAAGGCCGGGAATCCTTATACACCCTGCCACTGACAGCCTGCGCCAGTGCGCTCCCACGGAGGTACTGGTACATTCTGTCCTTGATGTCGATTTCAGATTTCAGCGCCATAGCTATTTCCCGTATTTCCGATTGTATGCGGCAACCAGTTTCTTGACTTCTTTTTCCAGGAAGATTTCGCCGGAAGCAAGGATATCTTTGTCCTCGACCTCCTGCATATAGGCGGCGTAGTCCATACCGGCCACCACGATGAGCGCATATCCTTTGGCGTAATTGCCTGCGAGCGTGTTTGCGAAGCTGCGGCCCTCCTGTGAACCATCAACAGACGTTGACGACCTGTTAGGCCCGTCCACCCTCTCAAATTCACCACTCGCAACGATAACCCCGGCCTTTACGACCACAAAGCCGATGGAGGAACGGAGGTTTCCCGTGCTGTCCCTGAATCCCTCTTCTTGGGAGCGCTCCCGGATATCGGTCACGGCCCTTTCGCCGAGGTTCTTCAGGTCGTTCAGGAACGAATCGACAATCTTCTGCGAACCCTTTTGCAGGTAACGCATCATACTGTCAAATCCTTCAATCCTTACACCCATAGCTGCGCGTGCATCTGCCACCTGTGAAATCCCTTAGAGGGTAATTCTGCGAGCAGTTCGCCGGCTTCATCGTAGAGCCTGACCATCTGGCCGTTCTGCACTTTCGGAAAGTCCCGGTCGAGATAGACGGTGTACGAATACACGTAATCCTTATTCTCGCCGATTGGCACCGTCCGTGCCTGCCCATTGGATTCGTACCGGCATTTCAGGCGCTCGCTCCACTGCGGCTCATCGCCCGGCACCCACTTCTCCGTCTTGGAATCAATGTGCCCATTGACCCAATCGCCAGTCTGGTCGTCGTAGTGACCTTCGACGGCTGGAAACTGGATGCTGATGGTGTGCGGCCTGAAACTGATGCTCATAGGACAATCCCCCTAAAGAAACGTCACCCGTGGCTTTTTGGTAAGCAGGTCTTTGATGCCCAGCTCCTTGCACTGCATCTTGTACCAGTCCAGAAGAGCCTCCCGGCTGGCCTTGGATATCGTCATACCGCCCTCCTGAACGGACTGCGGCATAGCAAGCAGCTTGGGAATGTACTTGACCGTAGCCACCTGTACCTTCCTGAAATTGGAATCCGAGACTTCGGCGCTGGCCGTCAGCTTGTTCTTGAGCGTGTACTCCAGAACGGAAGCATCCGACAACCTCACACCGAAGTCCTCGAACTGTCCCTTTATGAACTCGGATATCGTCATCGCAGCTACTACTCGAAAGCGGAGCAGTCGATGAGACCCATCCTGTTGGAACGGTTGATATCGACAATCCAGTCGCAACCGTACTCCATGAAACGCCCTTCCTTGGTGCGCTCCGTCGCGATGAACATGCCGTAGTCCTGCTCGGTGTAAGCCTTGCCGGGGATACGGTCCTTGAGCTCATACGGGGTGTGGTGACGGAGGTTGCCGATTTTCTCGCCCGGCAGGAGGGAAATCTTGTAGTTGGGCACGGCGTTGATGGCCGAGCCGTCCTGCATGTTGATATAGACCTCCTTGAGCCTGATGCGGTAGGGAATCTGGAGAGACGAGAACACGTCATTGACGATGTTCGGGGAGATAAGGGAGATGCTGTGGCCCACCTCGAAGTTGGCCACCTTCGTCAGGAAGTTATCCTTGAACTCCTGGCACCCGAGAATGCACTTCGTGAAGGTGAGGCGGTTCATCTCCATGATGGTCGCATCGCAACCGGCCAGACGCAGGGTCGGGATGGCGTTGATGAGGTAGGAGATAAACTCGCTCTTGTTCCCGGCGGTGGGGACGAGCTTGTTCTTGCCGGTTTTGAAGGGGAGGGTGATGGTGTTGATTTTCACACCGTTCTCATCCGCCTTACTGCGAACGGACGCAGTACCGTTGAACTTGAGGTCGTTGAGCATCAGGTCCATGCGCTTGTGAGGCGCAAGGGCGCACTGGCGGAAATCGTCAACAAGGAAGTTAACGACAGCCTCCATGTCCTCCTGACGGCCCAGACGGTTCAGGGTCTCGACGAGCTCCTGGAGACGGTCGAGGCGGTCGTTATCCATCTGGTAGGCTTCACCGAGGGAGCCGACTTCGCCCTGACCCTTGGCCATCGCGTGACGCTTGCGGACGGGCTTGTTGGCATTCTTGTCGATGAAGGAACCGATGATGACGGCGGTCTGGTTGCCGGAGAAGGTCTTGAACGTCCCGTCAGGGTTGGTGGGCAGAGGGTCGAGGTAATCCGGCCAGTCGATGCGGTCCTGGTCGGTGAGAGTTACCAGCGCCCTGTTGATGACCACGTTCATAAAGACGGGATTCGCAAGAATGTTGTCAATAGTGTAAATCATAGCTTGTAATCCTTTTTATACGAACATGAAACGGGACGTGAGGCCGGCCTTGTCAGCCGCAGATACGGGGATATAGAGCTCGGCCTCCTTGATTTCGTATGCACGGAACAGGGCGGTGACGGTTGCGCCAGTCTCCACCTTGGTACGGGCATAGTTGAGGGCGTTGGCGGTATGGACGGCGGTCACGGCGGTGGAGGTGACGGCGTCCTGGCCTTCGCCGGTGGTTACTTCCTCGGTCTCGCACTCGTAGAGCACGGAACCGACGGGGATTTCCGCAGAGGTGGCGGAGACGGTGAGCACGTCGTAAGCCTCGTTGGAGGTATCGACCTTAGTCACGGTCACAACAACCTCATCGGATAGGGCGAACTTGCCAGCCTTGGCGAAGCTGCCCTTCTGGATTTTGATGGACGTTGCCCCGGAAGCCGCAGCCTCGACCACCTTCAGGTTGTTGACCACGTAAGCCTTGCGGTTGGCGAAGTCAATCTGGAGGGGGCAGAGGACGGGAACGTGAGCGCCAGCGGGAAGGCCCTCGATGTCAAGGTTGAAACCACCCTGCGAACGATAGCCGGAATCCACTGCGTAAAGCTCCCTCTCGACCTCAAAAGCGTTGTCATCGTAAACAACTCCTGCTGCCATAATTGATTGGGGTTTTAGGATTTTTTGTTTTTCTCTGCCGCGAGCTGGTCGGTTTTCTCCTGTGCGGCTTTCAGGAGGGGGTCTTCATCGCCCTGTTGACCCGCGCCGGACTGGTCGGGCTGACGATTACCGGAATGATTGGCGTTAGCCACAGCCTGCTCATCATCCTTGAAGGACTGCTCCACGGTTTCGGCAAATGCTTTCACCTCGTCCTCATCCTTGAACTCACGCCCGTTGATGATGGGCGCGTAGAATGATTCGCGGACCCCTTTTTCCTTGAGGATGGCTACCAGAGTGGAGCCGAAGCCCTGCTGCTTGGCCGCGTTCGCCTTTGCGGTCTCCCGCTCTTCGATTGCGTCCAGGCGCTCGGCGAGCTTCTTTGCCCACGCGGGTTCCTCTTGGTTGTTGGGCTGCTGTTGCGCAGGTTGCGTTTGGTTTCCAGATGTGCCCCCTGCATCGACCGGCTTTCCGTCTTTCAGGTTGTGCTTGGTCTCATAATCAGTCACCGCCTTGGTCGAGGCCGTGGCGACAGCCTGATTAACCCTGAAATCCGAATAGGTCTCCATCACCTGTGAGGTCGTAACGGCATCGACTGCCGCCTGAACGTCCTCTGCTTTGGTCGTCTCCTTTGCGAGTTTCCTCGCCATAGGCTCCAGCCAGCTGGCCTCTACCCCAGGGAATTTCTGTTGCAAGGCCGCAAGAATTTGTTTGAACATAAAAAGCGCTTTTTGGTTACTATAAATTCGATGTCGCAAAATTACCCGGGACGCGCACGCAAGACCACGTTTCCGGGGATTCATCCGTGAATGTCACCGGGTGCGTTCACCAAATAATTTCAAAAACGCAAGTGGCCGCACCTGTCAGGGCACGGCCACCGCCCCTTTCGGGGACTACAAACAAGAAGATGAAATACCCGCCTTGTGGCGGATGGGTCTATTTGGCCGGGGCGCTGGCTGCGGGCTTCTCGCCGGTCTTCGCCGCGCCTTGGCCGTTCTGGGCATCCTTCTGGGCCTGCTCCTTGTCCTCTTCGTCAATCTGGGCGATTTCTTCCTCCACCTGGTCCGTCATACCAAGGAACATGATACCGCTCTTGCGGCTCATAAACTTGGCATCCTTCGCGCCGGTGGCAATCTCCAGCTTCTCCTTCAGGTTGTCGATGCTGTAGGGCTGAATCTCCACGGTGATGTCGATGGTGTCGGCAGCTTCTTTCAGGCCCGGGCACATGGAGCCGATGGCCGCAACGAGGAAGTTGTAACGGCGCTGGAGGAACTCGCCCAGGACCTCGGCGTGATTGTCAACGGCAAGGAGAATCTGCATGAACATATACTTGAACGCCACGCCGGAGACAGCCTGCCCGAGGTTCTTCATGTTCTCGAACGTGATGCGGGGCGTAGAGGTCAGGCCGTAGATGTTCTCCAGCAGGGTGGTTATCTCCAGCTTGATGGCCTCCGGGGTCTGGTCCCAAGTCAGGTAGAACGCATCGCCCTCTTCCTCAATCTTAATCATCCTGCGACGCTCGTCCTGATTGCCGAGGCCAGCTTCACCGGCCAGCTCGCCCTTCAGGATGAGGTACGGGAAGAAGTGGTAATCTATGCAGTCGGCATAGTCGGATAGCACCTTCTCCAGACGTGCCCTCTGGGGTTTGATGTTGTGGCACAGGGTGCGGTCGCGGTAGCCGTAGATGCAGGGGAGCTTCGGGAAGTGGTGCTCGAAGCTCTTGCGCTCGTCCAGGGACCACACACCGCTGACCTTCTTCCAGACGAAGACGGAGGTTGCCGTGACCGTCTGGAAAAACTCGACGCGGCGACGGCCGAACAGGGTGTGCTCCGTGATGGTGTAGGAGCGGCTCTGGGCCACATAGTCGCCGGTTTCATCGAAGAACGGATAAAGGGTGTCGCCACGGAACGGGGACCAGATGGTGCAGCGCAGCTTGTTGGAGGGCTTGACCTTGCCGAACAGCTGCTTGATTTTGGCCGCGACCTTCGCCCAGAAGCCGGTGTCGGTCTTCTCGTACCAATACTCCACGACATCCTGCTCCGAGAACCAGGTGCGGGTGACGCGCTTGTTCTGGTAGCGGATTTTGTTGTCGCGGTTGATGGTCTGGACTACGGCGTACAGGTCATCCTCCTTCTTTCCGTTGGACTTGTAGGAGAGCAGCGGGTCCTTGCCGACGGTGAAGGCCGTGTGAATGTTCACAATCTCCTGCTCGATGGGCAGGGCGACGCGGTTCACGTCCTCTTCCTGATAGATGGCGGGCTTGATGATGTTGTCATCTTCGCCGTATTCGGCCTCCTTTACCAGTACCTTCCGCTTCTTGCGGATGGACGGGTTCATAACGTCGTGCTGGTCGGGGTCCCACTCATCCCGCAGCTCCTTGACCTTCGGGAGCGGGGTCTTTCGGTAGGCTTTGAGCAGTTGTATCTTCTTCGAGATATCTTCCACTGCAAGGATTTCTTCAAGTGTCATGGCTGTATGTATTTAAGAATGAACTATCTGAATGTGCCCTTTGGCACGGTCTTCCGCTTTGCGGTCCTGGGCTTGCCCATCAGGCGCTCAAGGCAGACGTAGCGCACGCCGTCGATGATGTGGTTATAATCATCCACCGGCTCGTTGAGCCACTTGCCGTCCGCGTCCTGCTGGTAAGTGTAATTCTTGAACTCCTTGATAGCGTTCAGGGATTGGGCGGTTATGTATATCTTCTGGCAGGACTTCATAAAGTCGATGCCGGCCTCCACGGAGCCCTGATACTTCTTGACCCTGTGCGTCTTGAGCCCACCCTGCCGGAGCTCCTTTTCGAGGCGGGGGTCAGCGGATTCGCAGATGAACTCCAGCGGCTTGCACCTGGTCTTGCCAGCCTTGATGATGTCCCGGGTGAGCATATCCGTCTGGTAAAAGCGCTCGTCGATGTAGAGGCAATTCTTGTAGAATCCCACTTCGGCGGCGGCTGTCGGGTCGGTGGTGAAGCCGAAATCCAAGCAGTTCCAGCGCTTCGTGACCCACGGCGGGATGCTGTCGATAATCTCCCAATTCGAGAACACAAGGCCCTCGATGGTCGCACGCAGGCCGAGGCCGTATATCTTCCACTTGCGGATATCCACCGTCCCGTTGGCGTAGTTCTCTTCGGTCGGCTCGTAGGAGAGAATCTTGCGGCGGCTGTTCTCCGGGATGAAAGGATTGTCCAGCATCGTGCTGTGGTCGAAGTAGCAGTCAGGACGCGGGCAGACGGTATCGTAAATCCAGTGCTCTTCCGCGCTGGGGTTGTAGTCCAGGATGGAGAAGCGGGTGGTACGCTGCTCCAGCTGGTCGAAGTCATCCTTGGTCGCCTCCATCGCCTCGTTTATCCAGACGATATCGGTGGTGAGACCGTGGAGCTTCTGCACCTCGTCAAGACCGATGAACTCAAACGTCGTGGTCCCGAGCCGGATAATCTTCAACGTGTTGTTGATGCGGCAGTACCTGAGCAGGCCCAGCGACATGAGGATGGTCTTGAAGTCGTTCCAGACGGTTGACTGCAACCACGTCGCACGCTTACGGGCGATGACGACGCGGTTAGGCTTATCCTGATTCGTCAGGGCGTACTGGATGAAAAACTGGATGATGGAATAGGTCTTCGAGCTACGGGAGCCGCCCTCGAACACGAACACATGATAAATCCCCATCGCTACGGCGGAGATTATGCGGGACAGAATCGGGGTCCCATCTATGTTCAGCTCCCTGTTGTTCACGTCTATTCCTTCGGTTTCTTGAACTTCTCCTGAAGAGCCAGGTCCTCCTTCTGGTTGTAGGTGATGCGGATATTCACCGCCGTAGGCAGGCCGGAGCTATCGCCACCGGCAGCAGCGGCCTCGGCCTCTTCACGCTTCTTGCGCAGGATATTCTCGCGCCATTCGGGGTCATTGTTGTACAAGAACGTCGCAAGGGCCTGCATGTTGGGCGCTATCTCCATTTCGGATTCTTCGGTAATCACCTTGTCCGTGAGATAGTACCAGCCAGTACCACCGCAGCGAGTGCAATCCCCTTTCGGGGTCATATCGTTCTCGAAGCAACAGGGGCAGCGCTTCTGCACTGCGTTGCGCCGGACGATGGAAGTCTTGCGCTGACCGAGGGCCATCTGGTAGTACGTGGAACGTGCCGCCTGCAAGATGCCTGACCGCCCGCGCGTGAGGGCTTGATTTATTAAAATGTTGCGCTGCGTGGGCTCTCCATTGTCATTTGTTTCGTTTTTGAACCGGCTAAATGATTCTGGAGTAAGGCTTTTCCCGAATTTATCAGCGAGGCCGTAGGCTATAGAAGCATCAGAATAACCGGCAGAAGCAAGCTCCTGAATGGTCTCATAGAAAACCGGGTCCTCGTAGTCGAATTTCTCCTTTGGACCTGGGCCGCTCTTTTTTTTCTTCGTCGCCTTTTGAGGGGCTGGGTCTTGGGCCGTGACCGTGGTACTGGCAGAAGGTTCAGGAACAGACGTGGGAGCAGAAGCAGCGACATCGGCGGTCTTCTTTTTTTTTGAAGATGCCGACGTGGACGATGATGGAGATTCAGATGCTTTCCTCCTTCTCTTCTTGGGTTCTACTTCCATTCTATTTCAATTACTACCGGTATTATTCCCTTTACATACACCTGTCTGGTGTTATAAATACTTATGCGCGGGGGTGCGGATGCGTGCATATACGTGCGGGCGCGGGTGCGCGTATCAGTCCACCAGCTCGATTCTATCCACAAACACGTCTCCGTTGATGAACTTCTCATCGAGCGCGTAGCCGAAGCGCTCGCAGAACTCCGCCTTGGCCTTGGCCGTGGTGAAGGACAGCGTTATGAACGTGTCGGCCTCTGCGGCCTTGGCGGCGGCTTTCTCCGCTACCTGCTGCTTCACCCGCTTCACGGCCTCTTTCCGGGCGGCTTTCAGCTCTTCCACGGGCTTCTGGGTCTCTTCGATGGCCTTCTTTATCTCGTTGACCTTGGGGACCTCTATCTTGATTCCGAACGCGGCAAGGTCCAGATTGCTGAAACCGGCCCGCTTGGGGTCAATCTGCGGTATCAGGACCTTCACCTTCCCCTCGTTCCAGCGGCCCTGGGCAGAAGGGTTGTTCATAAAGAAGTTGATTTCGATTTCCGTCTTCTGGTCCACGTCGATGAGCTCGACCTTCAGCTCGTAGTCGTGCTCGGGATAACCGGCCATCTCGTCCAGCAGGCTGACCTTCTGGTGGCCCGATACGATGGTGTAGCCGGTCTGTTTGTTCACGAGGATGCCGCCCAGCAGGCCGAAGTTTTGCAGCCACTCGGGGATACCTCCGTTCTCGGCTGCGGGTTTCGATTTCTTTGCCATGTTCTTGCTTGTAGTATATTTAATAACTATAGATATATCCCTGTAATAGGCTATAGAAGCATAGATATCGTACTTCTACATGTCGCCCCGGTGCTCGGCCCGGTAGAGGATGACTTCGGACAGGGGGAACGCCTCCAGAATCTTTTGCAGGTCGCCCGGCCAATGCTTCTTCAGGTACAGGAAGCAGTCTTCGCTGAAGGTCAGGCCCTGGGACTTCTGGCGCTCCGAATAGCGGACCGGCTCGGGGAGACGGCGCTGCCTGATGTAGGCCAGTACCTCGTTGTTGCCCCACTTCGACAGAGGATAGACTTTCTTGGTCTTGGGCTGAATCGCCTCCAGCACGTAATCCTTGCCCCTGAGCATGATGCCCCGCGTCATGTTGTCGCTCTGCTTCATCCCGTACAGGCACCAGTCGATGCCGAACCGCAGGCGGCAGTTGTCGGCCACGTCGGAGAATTTCATCAGCTTCACGTCGGGGTCTGGCTGGCAGTACAGGCCCGATTTCAGGACGTAGGTAAGGCTCCAGTGCGGGACCTGGTGGAACTCCACGTTGGGATATCTCAACTCCGAATAGTCGATGTACTTCTGTATGTGCTCCATGTCGGGGACGAAGTACATGAAAACGCAGACCACGCGGCGGAAATGGGGGGCCACGAGGTCCAGCAGCGCGATGCTGTCCTTGCCCGCGCTGTAGAAGAGAATGACTGAATCCGTCTTGGAACGGACCCAGTCGATCACTTCTTGGGTGTGCTCCCTGTTAGTCATGGCTAACCAGTGGAGAGGCCCAGACCGGCACGCACCTGACGGTACACCTGGTTCCGCGAGCGGAACTGGCCGTTGTCACCGGAGAGGCCGCGACGGCCACCACGGTAGTTGCTGGTGGAAAAGGTAGTTCTCGGCATAGCTGTAAAGAATTACGGGGTTAAACATTGGACTCTATGATGTCGCCCAGGCTGTAGTCAATCTGGGCTGCAACATATTCCCTTCCCTTGTGGGTGTAGATGATGTCCTGCCCCTCGTCGTCCGTGAGGATGAAATACTCGGCACCCGTCACCTTCACGAGGGCGCTGGGGCGGTCCGGGGCATAGCCGACGAAGAAACGGATGGCATCGTACTGGATGCAGCGGGCATCGACCGGCGCGTCCTGCGGCACGTCGTCAGGCTTCGGATAGACGGCCCCGGTCTCGGTGTTGAAAAATTCGACATAACGGCTGGCGGTGTTCGGGCGAATCTCCCGCGTCTCCGTCTTCTTGTCTCCAGAGAGTATCTCGTCGAAATACTTCTGCTTGATGATGAGCGTTAAGATTTTCATTTCCTTGTTTGTTTAACGGGTGTTTGTAGTTGCGGGGGCAGGGCTCGAACCTGCGACCTCCGGGATATGGGCCCGACGAGCTACCGCTGCTCCACCCCGCAAAGGGTACGGCAAATTTAACCGAAGCCGCACCCCGGTGCAGGACAGGGCGCGGCATTTTTTCGTGAATAACGGGGTACGATTCACCGATTTAGCGCAGGCGGGCACAGATGGCCCGCCCGGGTCAGTAGGTTTTGACTTTCTCAAAGTGGTAGCGCTCGAACTCTTGCACGCTGCCAAACTCACCGGCGAACAGCTGGCAGCGTGCCCCGCCGCCCTCGCCCGGGCACAGGTGGCGAAGGGCGCAAGCCTTGCAGCGGTCGCGCTCGGTCGCCTCTGTCAGACGGTAGCAGTGCCCGCCGATAAATACGGCGTTCTCGAACTCGCTGCCGTCGATGCTCACGCCAAAACCATAGTACCCGGCCACTTCGCAGGCCGGGGTAGATGCTATGGTGATGGTGTCATAATTTGCGTACAGGTCGTGAATTACTTGCGCAAGGGCGTTGCCGTCCTGGCAGTATCTTTCAATTCGTTTCATATCGTGTAAGGGTTGTTTTGTTGGTCCACGTATTGCCGCCCGCCTACATGGTACAAGGGCGCAGATGAAGAACAGCCAAAGCGCAGGCGCGTGCAGCCGTCGAAATAGTCGCTCTTGCCCGGCCACGTCGCAAGCCTGAAATATAGCTCATTCAGGCGCTTGTTGTTGTCGCCGTAGGTGACGAAAGCCCGGGCCCTGAAAAGCGGTGCGCCCTTGCTCTCTTGGGGTTCGATTTCAAAGCCTTGCGCCGGTTCGCCGTCGGTCAGGGTGCGCAAGACGAGCTGCACCTCTTCGAGGGTCAGGGCCGGGGCCGTGGGGCGCTCGGCCAGTTCTGAAAGGGCCAGCCAGAAAAAGCTCTTTTTGATATCAGACAGCCGCCCGTGGGGGTAGTCTGTCTCGACAATCAGCGTGCAGTTGCACGCAGAACGGGAGTACGATATCTTGTAGTTGTGATATGTGCGCCCTTCAAGGGCGGCTTTCAGGACCTTGCACTGGTCTTCGTTGAAATACCCTTCGACGGTGAAAGAGCGCACGCGGTTTGCTGTCTGTCTCATAGCGGTAAGAGGTTGCAGGTTTCGGCATAGCTGACAAGGTGGCGAAGGCTTTCAAAGCCTATAAGGTTGCGGTTTGAATAAACGCCCCGGCAGCCATTGCAAGAGCCGACAAACAGCCCCTTTTCAAATCTGGCGCGGTCAATTACCGAAGCCTCGCAGCCAGCGGCCCGCAAGCTGCCATCAATAGCCACAGCGCCGTAAATGATTGCGCCGGCGTGCTCGAAAGACGTTTGCCCGCTCGCAAGCAGAATGCCCACGGCTATAGGCAAATCGAAGCAGCTGAAATTTGCCTTTATCTCTTCGACCGGCTCGACGGTTATAACAACCTTTTTGCCCGGGACCCTCGCCCCGATGCTTTGCAGCGCTGTGATAACGCGCAAAAGGCTTTCTTTTACTGCATTGTCAGGCAGGCCGATGATGTGGTAGCCGATACCGTCCGACACTTGCACGCGGACCGTTGCGTTATGGACCCCGCCGCCCTTCACAAAGGCGCTTCTTACTTCTTTGGTGATAGTGTTTGCCATAGCTGTATTATTGAAAATTTTTGAGACTTACGACGCGCCGCCCCTCTTTCAGGCAAGCGGCTTTGTACAGGTCAAATTTGCCCTGCAAAATATCGCGGTGCGCTTGCGCCTTGCCTTTCAGCGCGAAGACCGCCCACGTATAATTGAAATCGGCTTGCAGGTAGAGCGACGTTGTTTTGTCGCCGCTCTTCTGCATTTGCCGCTTTGATTCTTTCATAATCAGGTAGAGAGTAGTTTTTGACATGGCCTTATATTTTAGATTACCTTCATACCCATCTTTTTGGCGCTGTCGCGCAGGGCCTTGCCCTTGTAGGTTTCGTCGCTCATGCTGTAGTCTCTTTCTATCATGCCATCGAGAACAAAGCCCAGGTTATCGCAATAGACCTCATTGTTAGACTTTTTGACAGCGCCTTTCAGGTTCGTGCAATAGACCTCGTAAACGTCGCGCCCTTCATTATAGCAGATATAGACATAGCCTTTGTGAAGCAGCCCAGAGACGCGAAGACCTAAAGCAGGCATATTTTTATAGACCGTTGCAAACCTGCGAGAAAGACCCCAGGACCAAACGACGAATTTGTTTTCAACGCTTGCGAACATTTGCGCGTTGATAGTCTTTGCAACCTCGTTCACGTAGGCAGCAGAGAGCTCGTTTACTAATGCAGTGTTGTTCATCTTCTTCTTATTTTATAGGTTCAACTTTATTTCTATCTTCATTTCTTTTTGCAAATGTAGGTAAAAATAAATTTACCTTGTTATTTGCAGATTAAAATAAAATGTATATCTTTGCAGCGTATTTGCAAACGTGTAGATATATGAACATTACAAACACAGTAAAACAGATTTGCAAGGCTCGCGGGCTATCGCTGGCAGAGGTCGCCGCCAAAATCGGCGTACCGGCTTCGTCCCTGTCCCAGATTATGAGAGGCAACCCCACCCTGTCGAAGTTGACGGCCATAGCTGAAGCGCTCGACGTGCCTGTATCTGAAATCCTGGCTGACGGCGAAGTCAAGACCAAGGTGCGCTGCCCGCACTGCGGCCAGACCTTCCCGGTGAGCATCAGGACCGCAGAAGGAGGTGCAGAGGATGGAGAAACCAAATAAGCAGAACACCCTCTACCTACCTATCAAGCAGGTCTATTTCGATGCCATCATCGCCGGGACCAAGAAAGCCGAGTACCGCGAGGTGAAGGAAGGCTTGACCGCCAACAAATACCTCATCAAGGACCCGGCCACCGGCTACAGGCTGAACCCAGCTGTCGCCACCGACCCGACGCGCCGCTACTACGTCGATGACTACATCGACGGAGGATTCCCGTTCCTGCCGCGCCCGTACAGGTATCTGTATCTGGCCGTCGGCTACAACAAAGAGCGAGACACGGCCCTGGTCGAAGTCACCGGCTACAGCTTCACCCCTGACATGATACGCGAAGACCGCGACGGCGTGCCGCGCTTTGCGTTCTGGACCATCGCCTACCACCTCGGGCGAGTTATCGAGGTACACCGCAAATAAACCTGCGAACGACACAAAAGAAGCCGGGCCAGCCTCAACAGCTGCCCGGCTTTCTTCTGCCCAGGCGGTCCCGGGTCAGGAAAGGAGGCCCTTCGCAATCAGCGTGCGGTCCACCTCTGAAATGGCCGTGTTGCACTCGCCCCGGAACTTGGGATAGATGTCGTACCAGTTGACGGCGCAGGACCGCATCTTGTAGATGGCCGTATTGGCCTTGATTCCCAGCGCTGAGGCGATGGCCCGGCGCAGGTTCTTGTTGATGCCGCCGCCCACCAGTGAGGCGGGAGAATAGAGGTTCAGGATGAGGAACACGAACTGCTTGTTATTGGTGGTCCCGTCGCCGCTGAAAGCATGTTCCCGGGCGGTCTCGATGTACCAGCCGTGAATCTTCTCGATGAGCGACAGGTCCTCCAGGCGGGCGCGGAATACGGCGCTGAACTGAAGGTGAGCCTCGGCCACGTTCCTGTTGGCCTCTTTCAGGCCGTCGATGGCCTTTGTGTATTTATACAGTACGTTCATATCTATTTGCGTTTATTGATTCTCAAAGGGAGGCCCGCCAGCCGCCACGCCAGCAGGGCCGCGTCCCGCTCTTCCTGATTGCTCCGGGACTTTTTCAGGCCGGTGACGGCCACCAGCTCCTCGTGGGTTATCTTGCCATCCGGCCCTCTCCACATGTACATACCGCCGATTTTGAGGGGTAGAGGGGCCATTTCGGCGACGGGGATGCCCCAATGCACACACAGCTCGATGAGCTTCTTGCCGGTCTCGTGGTTGGCTCCTACGTTCTTCGCTATCTTCTCGCCCCGACGGCCGTAGTAGCCGTGGAAGTTGCTCTTGCTGTTCTGCCAGCCAGCCTCCACGACAGCCTGCACGCTCTTCCCCTCGAAATGGGATTTGTCGCGCAGGTAGATGAGCCGGTCCACCAGCTCGGGGAAGGTTAGGCAGGACAGCTCCAGATGGAAGGTCTGGGTCTCCAGTACCGCCACGCCGCTCTTCGCGGTGTCGGGGTCTATTCCGATGATGTAGTCAGCCCTGCTCATAGCACGTCCTCGATGGGCCCTCCCGTAGCCGCCTCATACTCTTCCCGAAGGAAGCGAATCTCGCCCCGGAGCTGCTGGATGGTGTCCTGGTAGTGGTCGTGCCGCCAGCGGAGGTTTGTGTAATTGTAGTAGAACTTCTCCAGCAGCTTCAGCTCTTCGTCCGATATCTTTCGCGAGTGGAGCGCCTGCGGCATTCTCACCAGACGGACGTTTCCCCAATCGTCCACGGTCGTGATTCCGGCGTAGGACGGTATCAGGTCGGCCACCTTCTCCAGCAGGTGCGCCGGGACGCAATAGGAGAAGTAGTTGGGCCGCAGCCCATCTTTGCGGCCTTCAAGGATATCGTATTTCTCGGGCTTGTGCCTGCGGTCGTTCTTGAAGTCGGCGCGGGATATCTTCACCTCAACCTCATACCAGTACCCGGCCTTGGTTTTCAGCAGGAAATCGCTCTCCCAGCTGAATATGAACAGGTTCGCAATCACGTAGGCGGGATTGCTCATGTAGCCATACCGCAGGCGCTCAAGGATGCTCTGCTCGGTGAAGGCGAAGTTCCCCTTTCTCAACACTCCCATTATTCCTCCCTCCTGATGCTGAAGATATCTATCGGCTGCTGACGCTCCTGTCGCAGGTAGTCTGTGAGGCTGTTCTTGTAGTAGGTCGGAACCTCCAGAAGCCGGATGCGCTCGCACATTTCAAAGATATCTTCCTCCTGATAGTAGTCTTTGGGCACGCCGCTCTGGAGGCCCAGCTTGAACAGGTCGCAATGCTCTGCCGCAGCTGCCGCGACGGTTGCCGTTTTGGCGGGAACCACGACAGGCTCCAGCGAAGCGAAGGTCCTGAACCCGGCCCGGTGAAGCTGCGCCATCGCCTCGATGCGCCGCGAGGTGGGGGAAGCGCCCGGCTCCAGCTCGTCACACCCCGTCAGGGTGAAGCCCCAGGCGACCATATCGAGGGCTTTCTTGCTCCCTACCTCATTGAACAGCTCGCCCATCTTCGGGTCCATAGGGAAATCGCCGTTTTTCGTCAGTACCTGGCACCGCACACCATGCTTGACAGCCTCGATAATGCACATCCAATGGAGGGCGGCGGTCTCGCCTATCATCGGGTCACTGGAGAAGGTGAAGAACAGGCTGGAGCGCTGGAGTTCGAGTATGTTCATATCCAGCTCTTTCTTGAAGACGCGCAGTGCATCCTGCCAGTCCTTGAAGCACTTTTTGAGAGTGGCGACCGGCCCGCCCATCGCGTGCCCCAGAACGCCGCGCTTGCAATAGCAGTAGGAGCAGTTGTTGCTGCACCCGACATAGAGATTGCAGGCCCATTCCGCATATTCCCCGGCCTTGCCTTTGGGTTTGTATATTGCTTTGCTCATTTCCTTTTCCTTTTGAAAAACTTCTGAATAAAACCTGTATGCGTGAAGTCGTAAATCACCAAGAAGAGAACGGCGACGGCCATCCACGCGATTGCACATATCTGGTTATCTGTCATTTCTTTATCCTCCTGTACTTTTCAGATGTTTCCTTGGCGACGAACTCCTGCGGGGTCATGTTCTTGTACCCGTTGGCGAAAGGATTCACCTTGAAGCCTTTCTTGAGCCTGTAGTCGCGCACCTTGGTAGATTCGGCGGTTACGAGGTTGTACTTTACGCCGTGTTTCTTCCTGCTCATTGCTGTGTGTATTTCGGTCCGTATTGCCGCCCGGCATAGATGCCCAGGCAGAGCCATTCAAACTCCAGCTCGTGAGAGTGGAGATTGATGTTGATAGACGGCACGAGGTTCCAAAATTGGAAGTCGATATCGACATCTACCCTGAAAGAAAACCGTTTTGATTCCTTCATTTGTCAGCCATTTTAAGTAATTCTTTGTGCGCATTCTGGATTCTTTGCAGACCGGCCAGAAGTCCCGGCTTCGAGGCTTCCATCTTCTCCTTCATTTCGGCCACCTCTTTGTTGCCCCTCTCGCGCTGTTCTGGGGTCGTATGGTCGTTCAGCCAGCGGTTCCAGTGCTCCTTGCAGCAGAAGAAGTGACCGCCCTCGATACCGAAGAAAAACGGCATCTTATAGACGTATCCTTTCTGCACGGCCTCGGCACCGTCCGCTCCGTCCGGCTTGTCTGTAGAGAACAGATACAGGCCGCATTGCTCGCAATAGATGTCTTTCATTCCTCTGGTTTATGAAATAACGACTTGTCAGCAGGCAGCTTTCTCCATTCCTCTGTCGGGGTGAACGCCTTGATAATGATTCCAATCAGTTCGTTGGAATACTTGTGAAGATGTTCGGCCAGTTGCTCCGTGGTAGGACGGTGCATTTTCAGCCTGACATCGTAGAACTCCACCATCTTATCCTCGAACTCTTTCAGGACAGAGTCGGCGACTTGTAACTCCTGTGGCACAGGGAGGATGACAGCCTCCGGGAGCTCGACAAGCTGCCTCACTCCGTCGATTGAAATATCCATCTTCCCATCCGTAATGCCGTGATATATGCAGGTGCATTTGTTCATTTCTTGTATCTCTTTTTCAGTGATGGTTGAACTCTCTCGAAGTATGGAATCGGGCCGGTCCAGTCCGGGCAATGCTCGCGGAAGACGCGCTCGGCTTCCTCTCTGGAGTGGCTCTTGGCGACGGTGCAGGCTTGGCCGCGAGACGGGACCCGCACAAAGTAGAAGTTCAGCGTCTGGGTCGTGACCTTCCCATTCTTACAGACCTGATGCTGTTTCAGCACGCGGTAGATGCCCGGCGGCTCCGATTTCTTGTATATGGCAAAATTCCATTTCATCGCCTGAAGTTTTTGCGCAGGATTCGCCCAAGGACCTGAAGCAGCCAGTCGGTGAAGAGCATCTTTACACGCTCCTTGAAGGAAAGCCGGTAGCAGGTTATCGTCACGTTGCCGGTCCTCTGGGCGTGAAGGGGTTTGTATTCCGGCTGGTCCGCCCCATATACGGTGTTGCAGCCTTCAAATTTCACGTTTTCCATTGCGGTCTTACTTTAGCGGTTTGATGGTGAACGCGGTCCAGAGCAGGGTGATGGGCTCGATGAAACAGCCGCCGCCGATGATGGCCTTATCGCGGAAATAGTCCATGAGCTTGCCGACCACCTCGAAGCGCTCGAACTCGCGCTTGTCAATCAGGAAGTGCCCCTTTTCCTCTTTGGAGTGGGCGCTTCCCGGGATATTGAACAGGGCGCGGCAGTCGCTGACGGCCTGCTCAATGGTGATTTGCTTCTTTTTCTTTGCCATAGGATTATTCGTTTTTGGGTGATTCTTCCTCTGGGAACAGCCCGCCGTCCTGCGATGCTTCAGCTGGAGCCTCCTTCGGCTTCTCTTCCTTCTTTTCGCCAGCTTCAGGGTTGTACTGCATCGTGAACTCGCGGCAGATGACAGCGGAACAATTCACGGTGGTTGCGGTCTTGAGGGTAACTTCAAAATCGCTCTCTATCAGAATCTGCTCGAAGAAACCCAGGTCGCCGTAGCCTTTGTTCTCGCGGATGGTATCGCCGATGTACTTCTCTATGCGGCTCTTCACGTCCTCCACGTCCTTGGCATACACAAGGAAATGATAGTTGCGCTCTTCGCTGTCGTCCTTATGGAACTTGCAGCCAAACTTCACGTCGGCATCGACGGAATAGAAGACATACACGTCTTTCTTGCCCTCTTCGGTCTCGTTTTCCGGCTTCTCCTTACCATCCTCTTCCACCATGCGAACGGTGTCGTCTTGCAGGAAGATGTGGTTTTTGAAGCCCCTGGCGGTGGTTCTGTACTTTGGGGGTTTCCATTGCTATTTGGTTTTGTTGATGATATCCAAGGTGTCCGGGTCCAGCTCGATTTCGATAGGCTCTTCCTCCGGCGGGTTCTGGCGCTCATCGTCCAGAAGGTCGAACAGGGTCGGCGAGAGCTGCGCCTGTTCTGCTTCGCGCAGGTATTCGAGGCCGTCCCTCCAGTAGTCGTGATTCAGTTCCGTAGAGAGGCCCCTGCGGCCCATCTTGACGGCGCAGTATGGCACGGTGGCGATGCCGCCGAACGGGTCGAAAACGAGGTCGCCCTTGTTGGAATAGCGCTCAATCAGCCGCTCCACGAGGTCCAGCTGAAGGGGGCAGACGTGCATCTGGAGGGCCTTCTGGCTCTGGCGCGAGTTGAGGGTACGGAAGCGCAGAATGTCGTCCCAGATGTAGTCCTTATGGCTGGCCGGGTCCACGGCCATGAACGTCTTCGGCAGGCGACCGTAAGCCTCCAGCTCTTCCGCAAAGGCCACATGGTCCTCGTAGCTGTACAGGTGCTCGGCGCTGAACTTGCGGAAGATGCGACGGATGCCGTCGATATCCATGCCCCGCACATCGTCGAAGGACAGAAGCCGGTTGCCGCTGCTCTTCCAGTCGGCGTGCGCGTCAATCTGCCAGCGGGCGAGGCTGTAGTCCTCCTTGCGCTTGGTGACGGGAACGTCGGCGTAGGCCCGGGAGGTGTCTGTGGGCAGCTTGCGGAACAGCAGGACGTATTCAGGACAGCCGATGCCCATCTTGGTGCCGTCCTTGCGCATTTCGGTATAGCCCAGCCTGTATGTCTGGTTGTTTTCCCTCACCACGTCGGTGTCAACGGTGATGCGCCCCATGTAGCGGAAGCCGTGACGGATATAGTGGAAAACGCACATGTCGCTGAAGGGGTCGATGGTCGGCATTCCGTCGCCGGTTGCGTTCCCGAACAGCACGCGGTCCTTGACATGGACGCAGAGCAACCGGCCCGGGCGCAGCACGCGCATCAGCTCCGGGGTCAGGAAGTCCATCTGCTTGAAAAATTCGTCGTTGTCGGTGTTGAAGCCGAAATCGTTGTAGCTGGCCGTGTACTCGTAGTGATTGGAGAACGGAACCGAGGTCACGATGAGGTCCACCGAATCAGGCTCCATATTCCGGCACTCCAGCACATTGTCATTGTTGATGGCCCGGTAGAGCTCGCCCTTCTGCTCTTCCCTCTGGGAGAACATGTAGCGCATCAGCTTCTGCTTCACGTCGAGGCCGAAAAGGCCGTATTCCCGCACAATGCCCGCCATCTTCTCCACGGTCTCGTTGTGCTGCCGCCACTTATCCATGAAACTCTTGTATATTTCCTGCTCACTCTCGGCATAGACGAGGTACAGGTCCACGGGGTACTGCTGCATGAAGCGGTGGATGCGGGCGACCGCCTGGAACTTGTCATTGAAGCGGTAGTCGATGAACATGATGGCCTTGTGGCAGTGGTACTGGAAGTTCAGGCCCTCGCCCAGCATTTCAGGCTTCGCCGCAAGGTACTTGAGCCGTCCTTCCTTGAAGTCCAGCACTATCTGGTCGGCTTCGTCTTCGTCCTGGGAGCCATAGACGGCCTTGCAGCCGGGTATGGCCTTGCAGAGGGCGTGGCGCTCATCTTCGAGGTCGTGCCAAAGGAGGAAATGGTCGTCTTTGTTCTCGGGCCGGTTGATGATTTCGACCACGCGGGCAATCTTCTCCGGCATACTATCGCGGCGTTCCTTCGCGGCGGCGTTGAGGCCCAGGGCGGCATCACGAAACATCTTCATCTGTCCGTCCTGGTCCATGCCTGCGGAAAGGTGGTCCACGCTCACGACCTCTTCATGTACGCGCAGCTCCGGGAGCTGGTAGCCGTCATCTGGATAGCCGAGGTCGGAGGGTTTGGTGAGGAAGAGCGCCCATGTGGCGACCCACAGCCAGAACTCCTGTTCCTTGTTGGGGTACAGGGTCAGGTTGTTGGCCTTGGTGCTGTCGCGCTTGAAGAAGCGGGTGAGCGCCTGCCCGGTGTCCATTACGCCCAGATAGCCGCTGTAGTGGATGAGCTCTTTCAGGCGGTTCGGGGACGGGGTGGCCGTGGCGACAAAGCGGTACTTCACGCCTGCGAACAAGGGAAGGAACTCTTGGAAGGTCTTGGTGCCATAGCCACGGAGCACTGAAGCCTCGTCAAGGGACGTGGCGGTGAAATAGTCCGGGTCAATGCGCACGCCATCCTCCCCGTCCCGGACGCGCTCATAGTTCGTCACCATGATGGGCGTGGGGCAGGCTTTCACTTCCTGCATCGTCCTGACGTAGTGGACTTCCATATCAAGCCAGCGTTTCGACTGCTCGATGAACTCGACCACCACGCGCTTGGGGCAGACAATCAGCCCGTAGCCGCCCTCGTGGGCAAGGATGATGCGCAGAATCTCCAGCTGGGTGACGGTCTTCTGCATTCCGAAGGAACTGAATATAGCCCGTCGCCCCCCCCTAACGGCCCATTTCACGGTGTCCTTCACGTGCGGGAACAGCGAAGGTGTCAGCTCTTCGTCTGCGACCTCGAAGCCGCTCTGCGAGCTGATGGCCATCTTGTTTTCGAGGAACTCAATGTATTTGTCTCTTTTCTTCATTTCGGTGTGGGTTGTGCCGGGGTCGGAGACGACCCCGGCGATATGTCAAAAATTACTCAGATGCGGCCCACGCCCGCACAGAGAACTGGACGCCCTTGCTGTTGCCGTTGATGTAGCCATTGGAAGCGTAGACGTACCAGGCGCTGGGCTCGGAGTACTCTGTGGAGGCCCAGTACCACTTATCGAGCTCTTCGCCGCCGTTCTCGCGCAGGAGCCGGTTGATTTCGTCTTTGAAGAAGAGGATGATGTACCACTCATCGCGGGAAGGTGCGCCCTCTTTGACGGCATTGTCCCAGCTCACTTCCGCACCGTTGAAGCCGTCCTGCATGGCGAGGTACTTGCCCACGACGGGCACGTAGATGCCCTTTCCTTCGACGTAGCGGGGCTTGAGGTCCAGGGGTTCGGGGAGTGGCGGAACGGTGACGGAAGCCTTGTTTACCCATTCGATGAACGGGCCCTCATCGAAAGGCGCATCTTCGCCGTTCAGGAACTTGATAAGGCTTTCCTTGATGTCTTCCTCGGTCAGTTGGCGGTTGGCATTGAAAAGCTCGCGGAACTTCTCTTTGTCCTTCTCATCTGCGTTCTGGTAAGCCGCAAACAGGGCTTCGGGGGTGATTTCTTTTTTCATTTTCTTGATTGTTTATTGGGTTTATGAATGGGTATTGTCAGAAGGGGAGGTCATCGCTGTCATCGGTGGCGGTGGCCGGGTTGTTCTGGGGCGGGGCCATCTGGGAAATGCTCTGCGGGCGCGACTGCTGCTGGGCCGGTGCGGGCTGTTGGTAGCCTTGGCGCTGCTCGCTCATCTGGCGGGCGGTGTTTATCATTCCGGCGGCTTGGAGTTCCTGCCTGGAGCCACACAGCTGGAGGTTCTGGACCACGACCTCGGTAGTCCATTTCCGCTGTCCGTTCTGCTCGTATTCGCGGGTGCGCAGCTTGCCGATAATGCAGACCTGCGTACCCTTGTGGACGTAGTTTTCCGTGACGGTGGCGAAGGTGCCGAAGGCGACGATGCTGTGCCATTCGGTCGTTTCCTGACGCTGGCCCTGCTTATCCTTGTAGTATTCGGTGGTGGCGAGGGAGAACATCGCCACCTTGCTGTTGTTTTCGAAGTAGCGGACCGTCGGTTCCTTGCCGACGTTTCCGAGAAGCATTACCTGATTGATGCTTGCCATTGTTGCGGTGTGTTTTAATCTGTTTCCTGTTCAGGGAAGAGGGTGGAGGCCGGGGCCTGCGGCTCTTCCAAAAGTTCGTAGTAGATATCGTTGAGTGTCTGGCCGGTCCTGATGCGGCCCAGATTTTCCAGTTCTCGGGCCGTTTCGGGCAGTCTGGCGCGATTTTCGGGCTTCAGACGTGGAATTACCCAGACGGACAGGCCGAACGTCGGAAAGCGGCGTTTTTCGGTCCTCTCGCGCCTGATGTCTTCAAGCGCCTGGAGCAGTTCTGTCTGTTGCGGTGTCATTTGAAGGAAGTGCGGGGCATTATCTTGTTGGAAAACTCTATCTTCAGCTTGGGGTTGATGGCGTTGCGGACGATGGCCGCGCCGGTTTCATCTTCCTTGAAGTAGGCGACCAGACCCTTGGGGTAGTGCAGTACCACGGTGTCGGAGCCTTGCAGGAACTCGATGCCGTTGCGGTCGTCGATGCAGAGCGGGGCGAGGTCGGGGCGCAGCTTCAGCAGGCCGTCGTAAATCTGCCGGAGGATGGAAATGTATTTGTCGCGGTCCTTGGGGCAGCGGTCGTCCTGTGCCCACATGCCAGCGAGCGCGAGCCGCTGGGCCGGGGTATCGAAAACTACGTCGCCGGAGCGCCAGCCCTTGCCCTGATTCTTCCTGATGAACTTCTCAACCTCTTTGGCCGGTCGCCAGATATTCGCCCAATAGAAGGAGGCGAGGAAGGCGGCACGCTCGCTCTTCTGCTGCTCTTCGGGCAGCGCCAGAAAGTCAACCTTCTCGCGTGCGTGCGCGGGTGCGTGCGGAATATTATTATCAAGAATAGTTGTTGTTATTGTTGTAATACCTTCTTCCCTTTTAATACCTTCTTCCCCTTCTTTTGCTATTGTGTCTGTCGTTTGTCTGTCGTTTGTCTGTCGCTGGCCTGTCGTTTGTCTGTCATCTGCCTGTCGGTCGCTATCTTCCTTTGCTTGGTAACTATCAAAATTACAAATAGTTATGATGGTATATTTGTTTGTCGGTTGCCTGCTAATTATCTGCCCATCTTCGAGCCGCTGGAGTGCCGTGCGCAGGTTTCGGACAGATTGCTTGGTCTTTTTGGAAAGCTCGGGGTAGGTGGTGGCGAGCTGGCCGCGCTCCAGGACGATGCCCTTCCACTTCCGCTGCTCAATGCTGGCAGACAGAAGCAGACAGACGAACAGCTGCACCATCTTTGAATCGGTGAACCATTCCCAATCCAGAAACTTCCGATAGAGCTTTATCCAACCGCCTACTGACATGGCTACTTCACTTCCACGGGTGTTTTCTTTTCGAGCGCAGTGGCAAGCAACCGGGCGCGGCGGCGCAGGTTGTGCAGCTTGTAGCCCTCTTCGTGAGCCGGACGGCCCTCGCTGTAGAAGGCCGTGAGCATGGAAATGAGCTCGCGGTGCCGGTTGCTTATCATGTACATAGCGCCTACTTCTTCAGGAGGAAACGACGGTCGCCGGGGCCGGTCTTGGTGAACTTTTCGGCCATCTTCGGGTGCTTGGCGGCGAAGCCGTCGAGGTCGAAGAAGGTCTTGTCCTTGTTGGACTTCCACGTGGCGAGGGTCAGGCCCTTGTAGGTCAGGACCTCGGCATCACCCATGAAGAGCTTCAGCTTGTCGGCCAGCTCGCTGGAAGCGTCCTTGGCGGCTTTCTCTGCGTCCTTGGCCTCGACCAGCTGGGCGGCGACGGTCGAAATCTCTTCGGTGGCCTCGATGCTCTTGCCCTTCGCGGAGCGGGGTGCGCGAATCATCACGTCTTCCACGCTCATATTTTCAGGCACAGCGTCGCCGATGATGTAGTCGGTCCAGAACTTATCGACCTCTTCGAGCATAAACTTGAAGAAATCGGAATCGAAATCGTAGTTGACAAAGCCGAAGTCGCGGCCCTGCGTGAGCCAGGCGAGCGCCCCGGTGTCCTTCTCTGCGGTTCCGAGCTGCCACTGGAGCTGACAATACCAGTGCTGCGGTATGCTGTCGGCATCGACGGGCAGCTGCGTTGTCTTGCATTCCAGTATGCCCTTGTTGGCCTCGTTGCGGGTCATGTTGGGCAACCAGAAGGTGCGGTCAGGCGACACACGCAGGTACTCGCGCAGGCTGTTCACGATAAGGAAGTCTTCGGCGCTGCGCTTGATGATTTCAACGCCCGTGGAATCGGCGTAGAAACGCGCCACGGCATCTTCGAGGTAGTGCCCGGCCTTCATATAGAAGTTCTCTTCCTTGGGCGGGTCTATGCCCTTCTTGCGCCTCCAGAGCTGGTAAGGGGTTTCCCAGGGGTTAGCCCCCAGGATGGTGCCGACTTCGGAAGAGCCGATGCCCCCCTTGCGGCCTTCGAGCCATTCTGCCCGGTCCTTGTAACGAATAATTTGTACACTCATCTTCTTGTTTGTTTGTAGGTTATTTGGAATTGATTTGGTCTAACAAGTGACGCAGCCCGCGCCCGTCCTGAATGGTCGCCCCGGTTGCCCAGCCGCTGTAAGGGTAGAATTTGACTTCGTGGCCCTTGTACTGGAAGCGCAACTCATTGCCGTTGTGCTCTGTGACCGTAAAGCCCAGGGCGGCGAGCTTCTTTTTCGCGTAGGCGACCCGTTCAGGCTCCAGACGGTGCTGCCTTTCGATATCAAGCCGTGCCATTACTGCTGTTGATACACTTCGCCGGTCTCGGGGTCGATTTCGCCCGGTGCGGGCGGCAGGTCCTCTTCGGCGGGGACGGGGGCCGTGGAAGTCTTCGCCCTGGCACCGGCGGCGCTGGCGGCGATGCGGTCCTTGGCCGCTGCATTCTTCTCGCGCACCTTCTGGGCGGCGGCAGCTTCGGCGGCGGGTTTCTTGAAAACCTCTTCAACGGTCGTGGAACCGTCCAGAAGGGCGTTGTAGGTCTTGCCGAGGTTCACGACCATTTCGGCGGTGATGTCTTCGACGGCCTGGACGTTGAGGAACTGGAAGAGCATCTGCTGGGTCACGCCCAGAAGCGCGTAGGTCTTGAACATCTTCGCGCGGCGGGTTTCAAGGTTGTTCTGCACCTCGCCGAGCACGCGCTGCTGAATCTTCGCGTACAGGGGCTTGAATACAGCCTGCGGAATTACGGCAAGAATGGCGTTGCGGCGGGCGATGGCTGCGGCGGCGTTGCCGGTTACTACCTGCATGTCGGCGCTGAACGTGAAGCCTTTGGAAGTGGTGATGGAGCGCTTGATTTCAACGACCTGCTGCACGTTGGTCTCAAGGTCGTGGCAACCGCCTTGCGCGGTGATGAACTTGCCGTCGTTGGCGACGATGCGGGTGGCGATGCGGAGGTTGCCCCAGCTGTTCGCAATGATTTCGGCAAGCCTGATGGAAGGGCCCTCGATGATGGACTTCTGGCCGTTCTTGCCCTCTCTCTCAAGACGGTAGAAACAGCTTTCAGCGGTTTCGGAATCGACAAGGGCGAACGCCTCTGCCTTGGTGAGCGCGTAGGCAATCTGGTCGGGGGTGGAGTGCTTGGGGTAGCGCATGGCCGTCTGGACCTGTACGTCCACCTCGGCCTGCGTCATCGCCTGAATGCTCTCGGAAGAGCTGATGATTTGAACTTGGTCCATATTGGAAATGTTTAAGAATTGTTTCTGTTGTAGAAGATTTTGCGGATGGTCTTGCCGTCCAGGACGCGCTGCGGGCGCTTTCTGCCCTCGGTGCGCACGTCAAAGGTGAACATGCCCGCCGCTTCATAGTTGTAGAGCGTCTGGCGGCAGATGCCCAGAATCTTGCAGACCTCTGTCACGGGGTAGATGCCCCACGGGTCGAAGTTGTCAGGCAGGGAAGTGACCATCATAAGGCTTGCCCTCCACCTACGATGATGAGGGGCTTGCGCCCGTTGGTCTTGTAGATGCCCCTCTTGATGAGGATGCCCTTCACGCCCACCTCGGTCAGGCCGTTGGACGTGGCGATGGTGGCGATGAGCCGGTGAGGGGCCACGTCCGGGTGCTGCCGGTAAGCGTCAAGGAACTCTGCACAGATGCGGTCCTGCCGCTCGTCGGTCGCCCGCTGTGCCGGGGTTCTCAAATCAATGTTGCTCATATAGTGATGCGTTTTAAGGTTCGTAAAAAGGGGCCGCAAAACTTGCCTGAAAAGACGGCCCCGTTAGGGTTTTGAAGAAGATGGCGGCGACTAACCGCAGGCAGTTTCGAGTCTCTCTTCGCGCTCTCTCTCGGCCCGCTCTTCGCAAGCGTCCAGATAGGCGTTATAGTCGGCTTCTTCGTCGTAGTCGTCATCGAAGGCTGGGTCCTGGGGGTGGATGCCAAAATTCTTACTTCGCCAAGGTTTCATAAGTCGATACGGTTTCATTGGGTTTTACCGGGGTGTACATCGGCGGCGTGCTGCCGCCGGTGTACTTCGCCCGCATTTCTTCACGCATACGCGAGTAGTCGCGTTTGAGCTGTTCAAATTCTTTTTCAGTCATCGCTCTCTGTGCTCTCTGTGCTCATGGCCCGCCACATCACGAAAGAGATACCGGCGGTAAACAGGTGCCAGTAAGCACCGGCGAATATCACCCCGGCCAGACAGCCGAGCATAAGAAAGAGCCAGATATAAGAAAGGCCCTTATTCAGTTTCTGGTCGAAGTCTTCGACCGGGTTTGCATTTGTCTTTTTCATGGGGCTATCGGTTTAAGACGTTGGCGACCTTGAAGCACCTGAACTCTTGGCGCTCTGTGTCGAAATAGACCTGTACGGTGGGGTTTTTCAGCCGCCTGTCGTTGCCGTCAGGCTTCACCGGCATAAGGTCGGGGTTGAGGGTCCCGTAGGCTTCGCGCAAGCTGCCATCGACTTTCTGATAGTAGAACTTGACGATACCCTTGTACATCTTCGCTTTGAGCTTGAAGACCTGCCAAGCCTGTTTGAGGGCCTCTGCGAGGGTGAACCCGTTGCGCTTGACAAACTGCCAGGCGAGGGTCATAATGGTGCGTAAATCAGTCTTTTTCATCTTCTTGTTATTTAGGGGTTAGATATATTGCTGCTCTTTGTAGAACTGCCAGAAATCAACGTTCATCTTAGAGGTGAAGAACTCATACATAGAATAGTTATAGCTCATCATAAGCCCTATAACGTCTTGCTCTTTTCTTTCAGTCACATAGACGTTGTAAGCGATTCTTTTCGCCTGCAAAGCCTCTTGCAGCTCTTTAGGCATGTTGTACGCTGCATTGTCAGCGATGATTGTGATAACTGTGCGCGCCATCTTCTTTAATTTTTAATTGCCACTGCTTTTAACTATATTTGTAACGAGTTTTGAAAGTTGCTTCAAATCTTTTTGCAAAGGTACTGAAAAAAATCAGTATTGCAAATTATTTTGCTGAAGGATAACGACGGCACTAAGGGCCTGTATGCGTTCACGCTCCGCAAGATGGAGGCGTTCGACAAGAAGCTGCACCTATACACCTTCGAGGACATCACCCGAGACTGGCTCCAGAACTTCGAGAAGCACCTCTCCAAGACAGAAGCGAAGAATACCCGCAACATCCACCTGCGGAATATTCGGGCCGTGTTCAACGACGCGATAGATTCTGGCATCACCACCTGCTACCCGTTCAGGAAGTTCACCGTGAGGCCGGAAGCGACGAAGAAGAAGGCCCTGACGGCGGACCGGCTGCACGACCTTGCCATCCGTGCCTGCGAGCCCTACCAAGTCCAGTACCGCGACATGTTCCTTCTGATGTTCCTGCTCCGGGGCATCAATATCGGCGACATGCTCAAGCTCAAGAAATCCGATATCAGGGACGGTCGCCTGGACTACCGGCGCTCCAAGGTGGGCACTCTGTTCTCCGTCAAGATAGAGCCGGAGGCGCAGGCCATCATAGACCGCTACAGGGGTAAGAAATACCTCCTGAATCCGCTCGATACATACAAAGACTATCGAGACTACCTCCATCACCTCAACGACGCGCTGAAGGCCATAGGAAGGACCGTAGGGAAGCACGGAAAGGCCGAGGACGACGGCAAGTTTCCGGGGCTGTCCTCCAACTGGGCCCGGCATACCTGGGCCACGGTCGCATCGTACATCGACATTCCCAAGGAGGTTGTGAGTAAGGCGCTGGGGCACGGCATCGGCCTGACGGTGACAGACATCTACATTGATTTCGACAGCTCCAAGGTGGACGAGGCGAACCGGCGCATCATCGACTTCATCCTGTATGGGAAAGATTACCGCTTGTGTCAGAATGTATATCCGAAGGTCACGCCGATGCCCGCATAGGGTTGCCAGCCCTTCGGGGTGAATCCGTACCCCAGCTGCGGGCCGATGGTGACGCTCCAGTGCTTTGTCTTTGTCCGCACCTCCGTTATCGTGGTGGTCGGGGCCGCTATCCAGATGTCAACGAGCTTCGGATTGTAGCCCTCCACGACGGCCCTGTAGTTCTCGCCCTCGTAGGTGCGCCTCTCGATAGGGATTTCAACGGTTGCCGAATCTGGAGCCGCCGGAGGGTGTTCAGGCGCGACCACGGAAGAATCGACCGGCGAGGGAGGCTGCGGGACGACGGCGACCAGCGGAAGCGTGGCCTGTTCCGTTCCCACAGCCTCTGATGCGGCGAGCCTGATTGTGTCGTGGATATACTCTACCGTCTTAACGGTGTCGCGGACGATGGCCGGTTGCTCTTTCGGCCACCCGGGCAGCTTCCTGTCAACCCAGATGATGAGCGCCGCGAAGGCGAGGATTGACAGGATGGTGCCGATGGTTTTCAGGGTCTTGCTCATTTGAACACGTTTTTGATGTCGTTCAGCCGGTTCAGCCAGCCCTTCAGGAAGACTTTCTGGGACGGGTTCGCTTTCACGATGGCCTCAAACCACGCCTTGCGCATCTGCCAGAGCTTTTCAAAGATGGCCTTGCGGTCCTTCCCGTTGACGGCGGCAAGGGTCTTGGGGCCGATAATCCCGTCAGCCTGGCACCCGAGGCAAGCCTGTATCTTCTTGATGGCCGTGACCGGGCCGGACCCCCAGCCCATATCACAGCAGAGCAGGGCGGTGGAATCGTCCTCAATCTGGCCGCACTTCATCTTGTTGTAGTAGCCGTTCTTGAAGATGCGGAGCCACTGCTCTTCCGTCATCTTCTTGAGGTCGGCTGCGGTCTTATCGGGGCCGTAGTAGGATTGAAAGGTCTTGAGGGTGATGCCCATCATCGTGGGACCTCCCTTGTCGGCTGGATGGTTGGAGTAGCCGCCCTCCCATTTCTTGAAGAATTTGACAATCTCCTGTTCTCTTGGTGTCATGGCTTAATCTGTTAAGTATTTGGTAAAGTCGATGTTCTCGGAACCTACGCGCCTTGGCGGGCCGTTCTTGCGCCGGTCAAGCTCCTGCCTGATGCTGTAGATTTCATCCATCTTCATCTGCAAGAGCTTTTCCAGCTCACGGGTAGATAGTCTGCGGTAATCTTCCATAGTTCTATGTCAGTTTGAGGTAGCCGCTGCTGTCCCTCGATGCGGTGTACCATGTGGAGCCTCCGTTGAAGGAGAACTGCATACCGTTCGACGAATGCAGGCGAATGGCATTGTCCCCGTTGCGAAGCAGGAACTCAACCACGTTGCCGCTCTTGATAAACTCCGCTTTCTGGGAGCCGGAGAACATCGCCCTGAAGCCGTTCGCGCCGATGGCCGTCACCTGCGCGGGGTAGGTTATCTGGATGGTCCCGCTTCCATAATTAAGAGTGTAATCAACCTGGTCATCGGAGCGTACATTGTATCCTCCGATGACCGATTCCCACTTGAGTTTAAGGGTGTGGCTCCCTGCTGGTAGCCGCAAGGTCTCACCGATGAGAATTTCCGTGTTGGAAGATTGATAACTGCCACCTTCTTCCCACTCAACCTCTATATTCCCGACCTCACATGCAAGGATATTATCGTCAATCTCTAACCATACACGACCGGACCAATATGTCGCGCCGCCGTTACTTCCTCCGAGGGTTATCAGCTCGGTCAGGGTTATATTGGGGATTCTGATGGCATTAACGTCATCATCGACCGTGAAGGTCGCAAGGACTGTGCTGCCGGAAATAGTACGTCCGGCATTGACCTGGGGGCAAGTAAAAGTTCCGAAATATCCCTGTCCGCTACTGATTGCCTTGGTATTGTTGCTTGGCGTGCTCGCCAAATCTGCGCCGGTGATAATCAGCTTCATGTCAAGGTTCGCATCGAGCATGGTAAGCGAATCGCCCCTGGCAAGAATCCTCGCGCCCGTGTCGCTCGTCCGGAGAATGCGGACGACAGCGTTCTCGATGACAGCTTCTTCTGCAAACAGAAATCCTGTTGCGATGTTCGAGAACTGTGCCCCGAAGTCCATCCAGTAGGCCTCATTCGTCGGGACGATGTTACGGAAAGAGCCGCCGACGCAGGGATTTGCGCGGTAGTATTTCTTCACGCCGCCTGACACGTAGCTCACGATATCCGTGCGTGCCGCCGTCCCGAAATACATCTCATTGGGGTCGTAAACGCCGCGATAAGGGCAGGCCGGGCCATCGTTGCCGCTCTGGCCGTCCTGGCCGTTCATACAGATGGGCGTAGTCCAGTCGGACGCAACGCCGTTCAGGACCTTGCAAGAGGTCATCCAGACGCGCTGCTCGTAGTAAGCGGAGTTGAACTTGAAGCAGGCGCAATCCTCATAGGATTGTGAGCCATCCTTCACATAGGCAAAGTCAATGCGATGGACCCCGGCACGCTTGACCTTCAGCTCGACGGTCACGGCCTTGGGTATACCGTTAGTATCACTACAATGTTGGGAAGAATAGTTGGTAACATCGGCTTCTTCAGCATCAATCACCATATCCTCATCCACTTTACCAACATAGAGAAAGTCGTAGTTCGCTTCAGAGGCTATGATGAGGTCAATCTTCACGAAGACATTATCACGCTCCGTCTTGAAGAAGAATTTCTCGACGGTTGCCTGGCTGTGGCCGATTGCGTCGGCTTTATAGAATCCGGCGAGCGACTTCTGGTTGCTGCCAGTACCGACGGTTCCGCTACTCTGGTAGGTCCAGTTGCCGGAATAGGTCTTGCCGCTCACGGTGGCAGCGACCTGTGCAGGCGTGGGGTCGTCGCCCCATCCCGAAGGGCTGGGGTTGGTCCCGGTGGGCACGTCCGGGCGCGTCTCCTGCGACTTGAAAAGGAACTTGGTGGAATAGCCGTCACTACCATTGGTTCCGTTCGTTCCATTCGTACCGTTGGTGCCATTTGTGCCGTTGGTCCCCGAATAGGCGACGGAGTATTGCGTGGTGCTGTTGCCGTCGGTGTAGGTGATTATCGTCCGCGTCCAGACGAAATAACCCGGTCCGATAGAGATTTCATCCAGAGATTCCTTCCAGAGGTTTTCACCGACCGGCGGCGTGGTCCCGCTCGAAGAGACGGAGTAACGGACCTGGGTACTGGAGATGCCCTTGCCGTTCGTGCCGTCCTCCACCAGCTTCTTCACGTCGGACCATTCCGAGGAAAGGATATCATCGGTGGCCGTGGTCGCAATGGCCGTGGCCTGGGTGACGTAGCAGGGGTTTCCGTCGGATGCTGGTATCTGTTGGGACCAGCCGTTGAAGTTCGCGCTGGAGCCGGAGAGCAGGCCGGATGCGAAGGTATAGGTCAGCGTGCCGGACGGCTTTGCGGGCGCTGAAGCTGCACGCTTGTACAGGGTGACGGTGGCGGTGTTCAAACCATCCTCGACAAACTTCACGGGCGTTGCCCATTCGGTGTAGGCAATCTTATCCGTCGTGGTGTTGCTGGAGGCTGTCGCGGCCGTCACATAGAGCGGGTTCCCGTCGTCGGCCGGTATTGCCTGGGACCAGCCTGAAGGTGCCGATGTCAGGGCGTTGGTCTCGAAGGAATAGGTCAGGTCATTGTTCCAGTCAATCGACGGGGCCGAGGCCGCACGCTTGTACAGGTGGACCACGGCGGTATGCTTTCCGTTGTCACCGGCGGTTCCCGTCTCGCCCTTGATGCGGACGATGGTCCAGTTACCCCATTCGCCGTTGATGCACTCCCGTTCGGCCCTCCAGTACATGTTCGTGAAGTCCTCGCTGCTGTCAAGTACCGGGTCGAACCAGACCTGCAAGCCGGAGCCGCCGTGCCTGTTGGCCGTGGTGGGCGCGGCCGGGGTTGCGTCGTTGGCCTGCATCTTGGCAAACTCCACGTCGAAGGTGTCGGTGTCGGTCATCTGGCGGGGCGTGGACCATGCCGCCTGCTGGGGAGAAAGGCCGTCGCTGGAGAAGATGCGGGTGGTAGCCCAGAGTATCTCATTACCGGCGGGGATTCCGTCGGACCAGTACACGCCAGAGATATCGTTGCCCTGCTCGTCGTACACCTGCCATGATGTGCCGGTCGGCGGGTTGGGCTGGGCAAAGGAGCCCTCATTTGCTACCGGGGGTCTCGGGGTGGTGTTGGTGCGGCAGAAAACCGTGCTCTTGAACGAGGATTGCCCCGTCTCGCCCTTGATACCCTTGGCGATGCACTGCCAGTAGTTCGCATTGGTGACGGGAGGATAGGGACCATCCGGAGCCTCAACCTCATCTGAAGGTACGCTGTTGACGTATCGGTACGTGCTGATAACTCCGTTCACGTTGGCCCAGACCTCATCGCCCATGCAGTACCGCACGCCAGAAGCGAACTCCCCGCACCACGCGCCGATAAGCGTCAGATTACCGGCCCCCGTCTGCACGAGCGGGCCACGGAGCACAAGGCCGTTAACGGGGTCGTACCGCAGCTTGTCGCCCAGCTGCACGACCTTCTGAATCAGGTCCCAGAACGTCGTACCATCCGAGGAAACTATCTTGTCGGTGGTGATGCGCCCGGGCAGAACCTCCGTGAACCCGAACAGGGTGACAAAGGAGCGGTCGTTATCCTGTTCCGAGTTGAGCATCCCGACAAGCAGGTGGTAGTAGCCGCCGGTGATGGTGTCGCCACTCTTGACCAGGGCGCTATTCATCCCGATGGCAGTCTCTGAAAGGATATACTGGCCCGTGTTGTGGGTGCTGCCGTCGTTCAGCGCGTCCACCTTGGCATACAGGTAGTATCGCTTGGATGCAAGGGCATCGCCGAGATAGGGGCTGTCGAACGCGGCCATATCCCAGAACAGATATTCGGAATCGGCGTGCGAATTGCTCAGGGTGTCAATCCCCAGCGTCATGTGCTGGAGGATGGCCGCATTGCAGTGCAGTATCTTCGTCGCGGGGTTGAATGCAATCCCCGGCGAGACCTGTTGCGGGTTTGTCTTGGCGTTGACGAAACGGAACTGGAGGCTTTCGTCGCCCACGAGCAGCTGCATGGTCTGCACGGCTATGGGGCTGATGCGCTCCGTGAACCCCTCCAGCATCGCCTTTTCCAGCATTTCCATCGTCTCCTTCGCGTCACGGAAGGACCGGCGGGCGTAGCGTTCGAGGGCGTAGGTCTGGTTCAGGACCCGGGCAGTCTCCGCGCCGGCCTGCGCTATCCTCGAAGACAGCCCGCCCTTCACCGATTCGTTGCTCAGGGTGACTTCCGGGGAATAGGGGTCGTTGATATAGTCCTTGACCGCCACGATGCGCGTCACCAGAGGCTCCGGCTGGATGCTGTCGTTCTGGAAGGATATCGAGCCGCCGAGCTTCAGCTTGCCGCCGACGTTGAGCCAGTTGCGCTTCGAGAAGAGGTCGTCAATCGTTCCCTTGAACGTCACCTGCACGTCCTTATGCTGGAACAGGTACTTCGCCGCCTGCCGGAGGGCATCGAACTCCGCACCGCTCGCATCTGCCATGTTCACGATATAGGAATCAGGAAGGTAGCAGTTCACGACGATGTAGGTGTCCTTCACGGTCGGGTCCGAATCCGCATTGGGCCTGTAGGTGGCGTTCGGCATGTCGATGTCGTTGAAGGTCGCCCGGACCAGCTCGAAGCGGTTGGCCGGGCGCTCTTCGTTCTGGCTGTTGGCGGTCGCCTGGGTGACGGCCGCTTTCCTGAAGGTGGCATCGAACTCCTTGCCCGCGAGCATACCCGTCTGGAAGATGACCGTCAGCGGGTCGCCGTTCTCCAGCAGGCAAGCGGCATAGTCGAGGCTTGCAGGGATATCCGCGTCGATGATATCGACCTGCACATTCAGCCAATCATCGCCGGTCGGCGGCTCGTCGAGGGCCATAAGCTCCGCATAGGTGAGGTACTGGTGATTGTACAGGTAGCGGACCCCCGTCACCGTCCCAACGCGCTTGGGATAGACGTTCGTCACGTCCAGCGATTCCTCGTTGCAGGCGGGCGGTGCATCCTCCAGCATGACGGACTGGCCCTTGGCATCGGTCTTCATCTGGACGGCCTTGGACGAATTGAAGCCATCCTCCTGAACATTCACCTGCCCGTTAAGATAGCGGAAATGCTCGCCGTCAAACTGGAAGTGGAAATCCTTGGGAAGCAGCAGGGTACTATTGCCATACTCCTTCAGCGAGATATTGCGGTCGGAGCCTTGGATATAGAGGCGCTGAATCTGGCCGGTCTCGCCGTAGTTGGCGCTGCCAACGCCAGCCTTGAAGCCGGTGTTACGGCCATATCCCAGCGCCAGCGGGTCGTTGGTGTTGTATTCGACCTTGCGCAGGTGTATGGCCTTGCCCACGACCTCCCACTCCGTATCATAGAGGGTTGCAAGGGCTGTCAGCGCATCGGAGAGCTTGGTATGGTTGTACTGCATCTCCTTCTGCGGGCCGTCGATGCAGGTGCCGACGGTCCACGGGTTCTGCACCTGCCCCTCGCGCTCCGTGAGGTTGGCGACGATGAGCGCAAGATGCTCCGCAGGGGTCGCCATCATAGGGAACACGAGACGGCCGTCCACGGGATTATGGACGACGTATTTCGTGAACCTGGACTGCTGGCCCTCAAAGGTCAGCTTGTAGAAGTAATCGCGGTTGTGCTGGATGGTAACGTCGGGCTTCGACATCAGCTCGTAGCGCTCGCCCTGAAAATCCACGTAGCAGCCTATCCCAAACTCCACGTGCTGCGTGAGCGAGAACTCCAGATAGACGCGGCTGTCGCCCATTATCTCCCGGTAACGGTACGAAGTATCATCCACTTCGATATGGATGATGGGCGTTCCCTGATAGTCGTAAATTATCATGGCTTACTTCTTTTTGGGTGTAAACTGACCTTTCGGGTCCCTTGGCTGCTTCTTTGCTTTCTTGCGCCGGACCGATTCCTTCAGTATCTTCTCCACTTCAGCCTCGTCGCACTTGAGCTTGCTCGCAATCTCCCCTATGAGGGCCTTCTGGAACATTCGCAGGAGGGGGTTTGTCGGGAAGAGGATGAGCAGCGAAGCAAGGAACGACCACGTTTCCGTCAACGCGATGACGACCCCCACAACGCCGGAGGTAAGGGCGAACTCCCAGCTGGTTTCCGCAGCTATCGCCTTGTCGATGCACAGGAGCACCAGAAGGGCGGTTCCATAAACGACCACCTTCTCGACCGTCAGGCGGGCGAGCTCGCTCTTGGCGAAGTTCTTCCGCTTGATGGAGACGGCGATGCCGCAAATCAGGTCGATGGTTGTGGCAATGATAACGACATAGACGATGAACACGCCGCCGGAGACGGCATCCGCGATGAACAGGCCGAGACCGGCCAGCCAGCTGGCGGGGTAGCGCAGGGCTTCAAGGAGCTTCTGCGAGATATGGGGTAACAGGTGCGACTGAAAAAGCATAGTAGTAGAAGGATTATGCCCCTCCTGCCCATTCAAGAGGGGCGGTTAGACGGGTAATTAAATCAGCATGGCGACGTAGGCGGCTCCTATGGCCGAGATTTCAAGCCAGAAGAGCCAGCTCCGGCTTATGGTTTTCGTGACCCCGGCGACGATGTAGAAGACGACGAGGGAGCCCAGGATGAACGGCCACAGCTTGCAGGCGAGAATCACCCAGAGGATTGCCAGTACCGAGAAAAGGATGTCAAGGAACGCATACACGCCCTTAGAGAATCCGCCGCTTGCAAAGCGGTTGGAGAGCTGGGTGAACATGACCACGAACCCAGCCAGAAATCCGAGGAACTGCCACGGGCTTCCCTTCGTCACTTCGAGAATCGAGGGCAGGGCGGCGAACAGGGCGATGATGGTGACGATGCCGCTCAGGTACAGCGGGAATCCCGGCAGCTTCTCCTTCCAGCCCTTGAGCCAGTCGGAATACTTCTCGGGAACGCCGACGAAGATGCAGGAGAGGGCCACGAACGCGACCATCAGCACGAGGGAGAAAATAAGCAATGCTTTCATAATGTGTTGGTTTTTGAAAAGGTTGATGGATTATACTTCGGTGACGTAGTTGCCCACGAGCGCGGACAGCTCCCAATAGGAAGCGTCAAGGCTCCGGATGCAGAGGTACGTCACGCCGTTTTCAGAGTAGTATTTGCCCTGCACCAGCTCCATGCCCACGGAATACTGGATAGGGTTGTCGATGGTCCCCTCTTCGGCGCTGGCCGCTACCTTGACGTACAGGCTGGTAGCGGTGTCCGGGGTCCAATCCTTCTGCACGGTGTGGGGCTGGCGGACCTTGTACAGGTCGCCGTCGTACCAGAGGCGAAGGCCATCGGCGACCTGCTGGCCGATGAGGTTGCCCCACGCGGGGAAGAGCGCCGGTGTCTGGGCCGCTTCTTCGTCCGGCAGGTCCTCGGCAGATTCTCCGACGAACTCCCGCACCTGCGACATCACGTCGTGAATCGCCGGGGCAGTCTTCGGGGTCGGCTCCAGGTCCTCGGGCGTGCCGCCGGCGGCGATGCTCTCCTGTAGCTTGACGATATGGGTGCGGGCGTACTCCAGAAGAGAATTCGCAAGGCTCTTGGCGTACCTGCGCCACTCCTGGAACGTCTCGAACTCGGCGACCTCCTGCTTTCCGGCGGGATTGTCGAGGTAGTTGTTAATCAGCGCCTCCACCTTGTCTGCGGGGTAGTAGAGCCGGATAATCTCGTTCACCAGAATCGAGCGGTTCCACTCCGCAGGGGGAAGGGTGATGCTCAACCAGCGGTACTCGCCCTCGTTATCCGTGTCGTTCTTGGCAATCAGGACGTTCACCGTCGCTATTTTCTGCCCGTATTTCGTCACTATGGTGACAGGGTCAGGCTGCTCTCCGTAATTCCAATTCATATTCGTAGTGTTTGAAAATGACGTTATCGTATCTGTGTTGGGGTTTGACGTGGACCACCAGCGCCCGCACAGAGTTCTGGTTGTTCTTGTTGTTGTTGTTGACGTTGCCATTGGAAGCGTTGACGTTCCAGGCGTTGTTCTCGGAGTTCTCTGTGGAGGTAGCTTCGCACACTCGTGACATAACTACGTTGTCCGGGGTGAGCCCGAGCAGCGCAGTGGTGCGACCATCTGATATCAATGAGGATAGACTAATCATAACAACCTTAATCATTATGAACATTAGTGGACCCTTCTGCGGCATTGACGCACTGAATGCCCTTCATAATGAATCCCGCCTGCGAGGCGATATCATGGAAGAGCTTCTGGGCGCGGGCGTACTGCTTCTTTGAAACGACCTTACGACGAAGGAAGACACGGTAAATGGTCTTGACTTTCGACATCTTCAGCGCGAAAGCCTCCATACATTGAAGCTCATGCGCACCTTTTTGCTCCTTTTTAAGTGCGAGATACAGGAAATCGAGCGCGTCGTAGAGCGCATCCATAACCTTCTCGCCAGAAATGCGGTTTGGCAGGGACTTCGGGATACGTTCGACCAGCTCAAAGGTCAGTTCGAGCAGTTCTTCCGTCTTCCTGTAAATGGGTGCCTGCGCCGGTTGCATACACTTGAAACTTTTTAATTGTTTTTAGGATTATTCATATAACTTCTCTTGCTCTCGCTCATCTGCCCGCGTCGGAGACGACGCGGGCGACGGCCAAGATATCAGAATGCGGCCCACGCCCGCACAGAGAGCTGGCTGCCCTTGCCGGTGCCGTAGGTGACGGCGCCACTGGAAGCGATGACGAACCAGGCGTCGCCCTCGGAGACCTCTGTGGAGGACCAGTGGTATGCGGTCGTTTGCGTGTAGATGCCAGCGTCTATTGCCATCTGGAAGGAACCGTTCATGTTGTGCCAGACGAAGCGGGCCAGCTCACCTTCAGCAGGGAGGAACCAATGATGCGCCTTGAACTTGTCGGCCAGGACCTCACCGGCCTTGACCGTAGGCTCGTAGGCGTGGCAGAGGCTCGCAGCCGGGAAGAAGAACTGCCGGTACACGTTGCCGGATTCAGCGGCCACGTCAGCCATGTTCGCCAGCAGCATCTCCATTTCGGAGTAGTTGCCGGTTCGCTGGGGTATCAGCGCGGCCATGTCCACGGCGCTGTCGGACATCACGATATCCCTGTGGTGGATAATCTTGATGGTGTTCATCAGGCCCCAAGGTATCGAATCTCCAACCTCTATCCCGAGGTCATCGAAATACTGCGAATGCTGTTCGTAGAGCGCCTGTGTCACCTGCGTATTGCCGATTTCCGCCAGAACGTCGTTGCCGGTGAACACAGCGAAGCCGTCAGGCTGGCCGTCGTCCAGATATCCCGCATCGGTGGTGTAGTTCACGCCTCGCGTCGTCTTGTTCGTCAGGAACGGGTTATTATATGCGGAATAGTCCGTGTCCTCCAGCGTCACGCCGGCCACGCCTGAAGACGAATTGTTGTACAGGCCCCAATAGTGGGAGGCTATGGCCGTGAGTGCCGCCCCGACACCGTGTCTGGGATTGGCGGGGTCAACCCACGTCACCTGCATGATGGGGGTCATCGCATCGTCGTAGTAGTCCAGGACCTGTCCGTTGGCATATACGAGGTCTCCCACCTGTGGCATGTGCTCGTAGAAGGCCACATCGAAGGTTGCGGTCCTCACCAGGCCGGTCGTCAGCGTCACCTGCACCGTCACCGTTGCCGTCGGGCCCACGCCCTCCGTGCTGACATTCTGCACGGACACTACGCCTGTCTTGGCGTTGATGGTCGCATAGGCGTTCGCGGATATCGACCAGTCGATAGACTTGAAGTTGTTGGCGTACTGGCTGTTCGGGATGAGCTGGAGCGGGTAGTTACCGGTGGCATCGAGGTAATGCTTGCCGTATATCTTCACGCTCGCAAGGTTGATATCCACATAGGTGATGTACAGGTCGTTCGTCGAATCGTCCACGTCTCCCCAAGCGTCGATATACGCCTGCTTTGTGGCGAAGGTCACGCGGTTGTTGCCGGTGATGTCGATATGACCCCGGAGGTCTGCGGAGAGGCTGGCGAGCCATGTCACCATACCCGCGCCGCTCAGGGTCCAATCCACGCCGTCGATGCGCACGCCGCCGGTCAGCGGGGCTTCATCCTCGTAGCACTGCTGGACGATGGCCAGCGAGCTGATGTTGCCCGCAGCAGGTGCGACGATGCGGAGCGATTCAAGGAGGGTGGCCCCTTCGAGGGTCAGGGTGGCGAGGTTGGGCTGGTTCCCAACGGAAAGGTCGGTAAGGCCGGAGCCCAGCTGCACAGAGGTCAGCAGGCGGCTCTCCGGCAGAACGATGCCGTTGATGGAGGCGCAGCCACGGATATCCACGGAGGCGAGACGCACGCAGTCGGTGAGCCTGAGCGTGCCGCCGATGCGGCTGCTCCCGTTGAGGTTGATGCTCTCCAGAAGCGGGGCGTTGAGCACCAGCGACGTGGGCCTGAAGTTCGGCTTGGTGGAATCCGTCGGCGATATGATGAGGTTCGTCAGGCGCTTGGCAGTAATCTGGCACTCGCGGCTGTCCTTGACGCTGATGTTCCCGAGGTTGCCCAGGGAGCGGTAGTAGTTGGTGCCGTAGAGGGCGCAGGCGGTGTCACCCTGCACGGGCGTTCCGCCGGTGAGGTCGAAGTTGACGGCCACGCCCGGCTTGCAGCGCTGGCGCAGCGCCTTGTTAGTCTGGCCGACACGACCGCCCGGCCACAAGTACTGATGAGGCACAAGGCCGATGAACTGGATTTCGGACGAATTGCCCGCCACGTCGGTGGTCGCCTCGATACCCAGCAGGGCCGATGCGTCAGGCAGGCCGATGTTGCCGGAACTGCCGGAAGACACGGAGAAGTTGCCCCATTCCGCATAGCTGGCCAGCATTACCAGGCGGCGCTTCATATACTGGAGCTCGCTCTGGAGCTGGTCGCCCATCGACTGCGAGATAGGGCGCACGCCACGGTCAGAGACGAAGCCGATGCTCTCGGGGCCCTCGTAGCGGATGCGGGCGGTCTCGTTGTAGGCCACGGCGGGAATCCTCTTCTGGATGGAGAAGAAGTATTTCCAGATGCAACCCCAGGGCGTAGGACGGTCGGCGCTGTCAACCCAAGGTATGTTTTCCGTAGAGGATGCGAGCGAGGACATGGCCGTGAAGATGCTCTTGAACGTCTCACGAATTTCGCCGGTCCCCTCGTACATGGCCTCGCAGGCGTTGAACAGGGCATTTGCGCCGCCCTCGTAGAGAGCGACCTGCGACCCTTCAGCGCACGGGTTCTGGCGGTCGATGTAGTAGGGCTTCGTCTGGAATCCGGAGTTATCCGTCGCAAAGATGGTGTCCATGTCATCCTGCGAGAAGAACCACTTGAGCGTCGTCGGGTCAAGGGTGTAGTAGGTATTCTTGGAACAGTTGTCGGAGCCAGCGATGAGCTGCTGGGTAAATGCGTAGTGGAACTTAAGGGAATCCACGTTGATGATATCGGCAGCGTTCTCGCGGGCGTGCTTGGCGATGGACGCGATAAAGGCGGCGTTCATGTCCTCCCATTCCCCCGGGTTGGCGGCAACGTCATCCGGAAACTCCGTGGAGAGGTTGCGGACCTCCGGCAGCTCGTTCTCTTCATCCCATCCTGCCTCCACCCAGAGCTGGTCCACGAAGTCATAGCGGCGCAGCTTGTAGGCATCATCCCCGGCGGTACACCACCAGAGCCAGTCACGTGCGGAGGTCTGCTGGTCCGAAGC